GTGTGGCATCTTGACCAGCATCATCAATAAGTAATAATTGTTTAATAACTCCACCAGCACCAGATACTCTTGCAGCATCTTCAAATTCAAGTATTCCACCTACAGCGTCATTAGCAGAGTAAGCTCCAGCAGTAATAGTTGGGGTAAGAGAAATTGTTTTACCGTGGCTACTAAAAGAACCAATGTGGGTTTCCCCAGCAAGAATACTTTTAATAACTGCTTCATTTGCATTTGCAGTTGCCTGGTCTATTCCCACAGCACCAATTATAGTTGAACCAGCTGTAATACTTTTAATAACTACTTCATTTGCTTTTGCGGTAACTTGATCTATTCCAACAGTACCCGTTACAACCCCACCAGTATCAGTAATAGACAATGAGTAGGTACCGTCACCATTATCTTCTACCTTTAATTTTATATCATTTTCATTTAAAGTTAAGTCTATATATGAATCAGCCATTATAACTCCCTATTATTTTAAATATACTTTTCCCTTACGGGATTTACAAACCCAGTCCGTTTCATTAATACGTATCCATGCGTCATCTCCCCCAAATTCAAATCCCCTTACTCTAGTATTTTTAGGTAAAGTTCCTATTTTCTCACTATAAATACTTGGGCCATCTCTGACATTCATATCACCTATTAAATTATACCACAAATCGTCAGATTCCGTTGGTTGTTCAATAGGAGGCTCTACAATGGGTGGTATTACCCCAGTCCTAAACTTATCAAAATAATTCTTATAAGCGTAGTTTACATCTCCTCCTTTAGAATCAACCCCCCAGTCAGTTCCATTCTTTGCATCACCATCAGCATAATATGGATAATCAGCATTACCTGAGTACTGCCAAATTTTAAAATCTGTCCAAGGCCACATATCGTCTATTGGTGGCCAATACCGTGAATAATATGCAAACCACAATGAGTAGTTGCCCATCCATCCAAGTTTTTTTACTAAATCTCTACTTGGTATATTTTGTTTTACTTTATATTTTATATAATTATAACCAGTATATACTATTGAATCTGAACCAGCATAACCTAAAAAGGTTTTAGCTCTCCATAGATAGTCTGAGAAGTCTGTTATACTTTGTTCTTCAAAATCTACAGTGTTAGGCAAAGTAAGTGGATGGTCTTTTAGCCAATTATTATGAAACTTCCATGCTACAGTTGGATCAATAACAGCCTGTAGCCAGTGATAGCCACTGGTTAATAAGTTATATCTCATAGCAATACCATACCAAAACTCAGCGAGAGAATCATAGAAAGGTTTCTTAGTATATCTATTAGTATCAGATAGTTTAAATATTATAGCCTTTAGCTTAGTCTCTTCTATAAACTGTTGGAATTTATCATGATTAAACTTCTCTGGACTAGATAAAGTCCAGTGAGAGGTATCTATCATAAACTCAAATCCATCGTTTACTAGATTTAAATCCCATCCGTATTTAACTTTATTCCATATATTTAGTAAATAATTTATATCCATGATTATATTATTTCCGTAGTTTCACCATAATTATAACAAACATTCAATCTATATTTTCTCTTTATTCATAAATCACTAGTACTGTTCCAGCAGCATCAAATACATCTACTGTTAACCCATTACTAAATGGAGTTCCAAAAAAGTCTAAATCTGTAAAGTCTGTCTTAGTATCCATAGCTCCAGTAGACCATATTAAAGTTCCAGCGTCTACTACTAATCCATCGTAGAAACGAATATCACAATTATTTGTTGCTGCACCAATAATTATACCTTTAATTGTTCCTGGGCCATATTTCAAGACTGTAGTAGTTTCTGTCGTTAGTAGTTTGCTTGTTGGATTAGTATACAATTCACCCTGTCTAGCGATGTAAGCTCCAATACAATGAAATGCAATATCTGTATCTATACCATTATTTTCATTCTCAATAGTAATAGGTAAGGTCATGTATTCTGATGTGTGGGTTTTACTTACTTTATGAAGAAGTTCTCCGTCAATATACCAAAAAGCACCTAAAGGGCTAAATTCTATCGATGTTTTGTAATAAGTACCAGCAGTTGGTGTAAAAGTTGCACCTAGACTACCATTAAAATTACCACTATCAACTAAAGTTGGTGAACCTGCTATTGCATACCCTATACTAAAAGTAGTTCCTGCAAGTTGAAAATAAATACCATCTTCTACATCTAAACTCACATCTAAAGTATAAGCCCCAACTCGTCTAGTATTATTAGCTGCTCCTGCTGTTACCCAATTAACTGCTCCTTGATACAGCATAGCCGAACCTGCTACAAATCTAGCTTTTCTAACACTTTGAACTAAGGCTAGTCCACTGGTTGTGGTATTAGTTTCTAGCTGTACTACTCCGCCATCTTGAACAACTGTTCCATCTAGTAAACTACCATCAGTCCAGAAGTTAGAGTCAACGTCACCAGTGTCACCATCACCCTCAAAGCCTGTGCCGACCAGTCTATAAACTGGGCTTGTGTTTAATTCATTTGTTGGGTTTACCCAAGCGTGTCTACCCATTTGGCTAGATAAATGACACTCTGTTTTTAACCTACCATCACTGCTTAAATCACTTGGTAAAGGTACTGCAATAGGACAAAGTACACCTGACAATCTAAAGTAACTTGTTTCAATAGTTCCTACTACTTTGATTCTCCAGTATGATTTAGTAGCCTGTACTGTTTCTCCTCTACCACCTTTTGAAGATATGTAGTCAAAGGCATAACTAATATCCCAATTTGTATTGCTGCTATCTGATTCTTCTATATAAACTGTGCAGTTCTGATCTGTTTTTAATGACCATTGTAAGCCTACTACACCTAGTGTTGACGCCCCTGTACCCTCAAAGGTATAAGAGTTTCCAGCATCTAAATTAGTTGTACTAGAATTACCTGCGTCTGCTTGTACATCTTGTGTTATTGCTTTAATTAACGACATGTTAGAACCATCCTTCCACACTATTATATACTAAATCTAAAACTTCACTATCGCTTAGGTTTTGAGTAAGCTCTTGATGTATTTCTTCTGCTCCATTTCCGTCTATTGTTAGGTAGTTACCACCAGACCCGCAGTTGATTATTCTAAAGGATTGTCCTTCAACTCCTGCTGGTAAAGTGATTGTAAAGGCTCCACCATCAGTATCACAAAAGATTACATGGTCTGTTACCAAAACTGTATAAGTAGTAGTTACTCTAGTAGTATTTACTATTCTTCCAGCCTCTGTAGTTAGTTTATCTTCTAAAATTAATGCACCAGTAATTGGACTATTAGCTGCATCAAGTCTTAGATAAGTGCCATCTCCAGATATAGTTACAGTTGTAGAATCAGTTCCAGAGACATCTGCTACAGTAATATTCTCACCTATAAAGGTAAGATTTGTTCTAGCTGGGAATGTATTTGTACTATCTTTTATTGTATGGCCACTTGGTATAGCTGCTATATCATATCTTATATGATTTAAGTTATCTAATAATGACCCAGAAGTAGCTGTGTCAGTTGTTGCTGCTTCAGAAGTATCATATGCAACTCTTGTTTGTGGTAAGTATCCAACAAATCCACCAGGTGGGCCGCCAGTCCCACCACTTACAGTAGACACCCCACCTAAATTAAGTGGCTGTCCAAGTATGGATGCTTTCATATTACTTATATAATAAAATAGTTGGTCTTCAAATCTAAATCTACTCATAATAAATCATCTACCCTTATCATTGTTATTGTTGATGGAGGAATTGATGTTACATTTGAAGTAAAAGTCATCCCATCATTTGGGTCACGCTGGTAAAATTCTTGCACTCCACTTGCAGCAACAAAAATATAGTTGTCTAAACCATTTGTTGTTTCTAAGAAATGGGCATTTGCTCCTATATTTGTTAGGAGTGAAAAATCTCCTGGGGCAGTTCTTAGTTCTGGATCATCTATTTGATCCTCTATTGTAGAATTTCCACCTACAGGGAATACTTCAAGTTTACCAGAGTTTATTCTAAAAATGAATGATAAAGTATCTTTATTTTTAATCTCTCCACTAAGGGGTGTAAACGCTTCTTCTGACCACATCATTGTGCGTACATCAGTAAAGTTTTCACCTGATGATTCATTCCATGTCTTATAATACATATCACCCTCAACTGTGTCTTCATAAGACACTAATTGGCTAGTATTTACAAGGTCTCTACTTGTAATACTAAGTAATGGGTAATCAAGAGAGTTTTCTATCATAGCTGGGACACCAGTTAATTTTATAAGCTCAGTATTTTCAGTTAGCTTATCAGGAACTCGTATAACCCCTTTATAGTCTGTTCCAGTTACTTGCCTATGGTACAGCCTAACATTATTAGATGTAGCATTGCCAGGCTGCACTATTCCTATAAGAAAATCACCATGAAGTATAAAATTCCTATGTGTATCTGAAGTGGCTACTGTACTAGCACTCCATACTATATCTTCATCTTCCCATAAAGTGTATCCTGTTATATCTAATAGACTCCCCATTGTTTGGTCTGAGTCCAATGTATCTAAGAGCTCTCCAGTTGTAGAATCATATATATAAGTAAAATAGGAAAAATATGGTAATTGGGCACTTTGTAATTTTGTTATTGGGTATACATATGTTCCATCTCTTACTTGACCAGGATAAGTATAAGAGTCACTTAACGACCCGGCAGTACTCTCCGTATGGTCATGCGAATGTATTGGCCTTCCAACAAAATTGTAAGTAACACCAAGACGCACAGTTGAATCAAACTCATATTCAGCATAAGCATATTCAGTTACAATCGCCCCAGTAACCATGTCTATAAAATACTCATGTAAAGTCTCTATTGTATCCCACTCTATAGTTTGAGCATAAAATACAGCAGTCCCGCCTTCACCCACTGTTGTATGATCGTATGTTACACTTTTATATCTGTAGCCTGTTTTTGTTTCTACACCTACTCTTATATAAGATGCATTAGATTTTTGCCCAGTTTTAAACATAGAGGTCATTGTGGTTTCTGCATATGTTGTGTAATAATAATCCCAACCAGGTACTAAAGTACCACCAGGAAGAGGTGGTGAAGGGGGCTCTGTAAACGGGGCTGTCTGTGTATCAGTAATAGAGATAAGATTTTTTACAAGCACAGCATCCTCTTGCTCCTCTATTTTGAATAGATTGACATTTGAAGTTTGTGTGGATGTTAGGTAATCTGCTGACGTTTCTCTATAATTGTAGTTTAGTATAATAGAAATACCAGACATATATTGAGCAACATATACTTCAGCTATATTTTCAGAAGTATCTAGTAAGATATCTTTTCCTGTTTCAGTTAAAAAATCATATGTATATACTCTAACAATAATATCATCCCCATCAAAGATCATTCTTGGAACATATAAAATATTATTTACAATTAGAAAGTTACCCGGGCCATTATTATCTGGATGTATATAAGAATCCCCTAAATCATATTCTGCTAAACTAACAGGGGTAGCAGTAGAAGCACCAAGTGTAAACTTTGAAAAAGAAAGTGTTTCTGAATACCAATCCATTACTGCTAATGTTATAGTTGTTTTATACTGTGTCCATACTCCGACATATTCGAATGGTCCACTCTCAGTACTAAGGTCTGCACTTAGTACAGCATAGTCTGTTTTATCAAATACACCTGTAGTTTCATTAGCTTTATATGTGGTTATTGTTCCACCTGTAGCTGTATTGGTAAAATAACAGGCAAATTTATCTTTTATTAGCGATATATTTGAATCACCCTCTCCAACTAATGTAAATGGAGTTACTTCATTTGTAAGATTAAAACTTCTATCCCATGAAGTTACACTAGTATCATCATAGTGATTAGATGGGTATGTTTGATGATTAAAGTGTGTAGGATTATTTATATACACACCAGTACTACTACTTTTTCCAACACCAGCGGATAAATATGTATTTTCAAAATCACGTTCAACATCATAACCATGCACCCAAAATCGCTCAGATACAGAAATCTGCCGTGTAGCTATTACAGAGCCCCATGCGGAATATTGAACTACCCAGCATTGTGTAGATAGTTCATACCCAGGTTCATTTTCTGGAGAATTATATACTACATAAATATTATATGTGGTTCTATCAACTATAGTAGCTACAGCTGTGGGAATTGTTGTAATATATTCTTCTTCCTCTTCATCATAAAAAGCAGGTTTTGCTAGTTTTGACCAGTTACTTCCAACAACTCTTCTATAAGCATAGCCATCATTTGCTGTACATGAATAAACACCAGCGACTATGGATAAATCTGAAATATACAGATTAGATAATCCTGTACTAAAATCTTCCCATACCTCTGTTTTAAGTGGCTTTCTCCAAACTCCACTTCCCCATGTACTTATATACACATGGCCAGAGTATGCAAAATAGGCAGATTGGCGAGGGCATCTTTCATCAAGAGTTAACGTAGTTGTTAGGCCACTACTACTCATACTCACTTCTACAGTAGTTACAAGGCCTGAACCAGTATAATAGTCTGTCGTAAAGTAAGCTATATTATTAATATACACATCGAATACTCCAGGCAGCATTGCTGTCTTTACCTCTGTCGCTGTTTTATATTCAGTCAATAACTTATTAGCCAAAGTTTTAGCTGTACCTATGGTATCAATATAGCTATTTTCTAAAATAACTGTTCTAAAGTCTGAGTAGTCTATTTGCCAATCAGTTGTAACAGAAGTAGCTGCAAAGACTTGTGCCCCTTCAATTATACCAGCCTTTCCCCAAACTATTACTCTATTCCGTGCCATTTTATCATCAGTATCTTTATTAAACTCCAGTGTATCGTCTATAGTAATATCTGGAGATTCTATATCTTTTCTTAAGTTTCCTATATGACAAGTACCATCAACATCAAAATGATAATACCAACCAGATTGTTGGCATAGTCTGACCACAACATCTTTTGCAAATTCCATTCCAAAAACAGAGTCTGCTTGTACAACTGAATTCCCGTCGTAAGTATCAAATGTATAGGATAACCCAGTTTCAGCTAAGTATTTTCCTATCCAGTAGTCTGCATAGGTAATATCTGCACCACTCTCTGTTTGCGTCGGTATAAAATAGTCATCTAATTTCTTTGAATTATCTTGGCAGTCAAGAGAAACAGAGCCAGTAGCTAAATCTGTAGTAATAGCAACAACATTAAATGTTCCCTTTTTTATACTTTCCTCATATAAGAGGAGTGTATCATATGGTTCAAAGCTACGTGAATTATTTTCTAATTCAACTTGTAGTTGATGTGTACCATCACATATCTTTGCTATTCTACCATATGATACAACCTCATTACTTATATCAGTTCCATTCCATGTTAATGTAATATTCATTTATATCCTCAATTGCATGTTTGTACGGTAACCATCAGCACCAAATTCATGTTGTGCTGAATATATATAACAGTCATCATCCAATCCAAGAGTAGCATCTGTTACATGTACAACCTTTCTTGCTCTCAGTATTGAATCTCCAATAACAGATACAGCAATATTCTTATTTAATCTATTGAATAATGCTAAGTTATAAGAAGCTGTAGCCTCTGCCATTGATTGTGTATCTACAATAGTATGTGAAAATACGATTGTTTTATAAAAATCTGTTGGTAGATATGGAGATACCGCTGAGGCTGATGCGTAAATATCATAAGCTCCCCAAACTATTACACGATTACGTAAATCTTCTTCACTAATAGTATATGCCATTGACATACTATTATCTCTATTTATAGTTACTCCACTAAGTGGAACATCTGCTGTATCTCCTGGTTGACCAGAAGTACCAAGCATAACATATGGTTTTCTATTTTTAAAATAAATTGTACCATCCTCATCTGCCCATATATTCCATGCAACCAAGTCTGCAATTGATTTTGAATAATCAAAGGCAGATACAAGTTTCACCTCTGCGGTTGTTCCATTTACTGCTAGTGTAAACAATGTTTCTTGAGTATCAAAGCTAGTTAAACCAGATAAACCTAATACATCTGTAACCAAATCTTCAGCGGATATATTTGTCCTAGAGAATGTATCATTTGGATTTATTGGTGCTACAAAGTAGTCTAATGCTCTAACTACTGCATCATTAGCTGTTATTGTATATTCATCATCTGGGATATTGTGTTCTACTTGTTTTACATAGCCACCAAAAATAGTTCTATGGTCTGTTGTATACCCAAGATCAATTGATATCCAATCACCTATTCCTAAAGAATGAGCAGTACAGACTACCACAGCGGTACCTGTGGTAGCTGAATGACTGTCAGTTACTGTAATATTAGAGAACTCTGTTACCCCTGTTACCGTTCCATATAACTCCATTTACGACTCCCCTATTTCTATGGTAAAGTCATACACAGTAGAATCACAATCTAAGTCTGTTCTCAGTGTTTGACTAATTGTAAATCTTGGTGCTAAGTTCACAGACTTAACATATACTGTAAGAGGCGACTCATAAGGAGTTACCAAAGAATAAGTTGTTCCAGTTTGTGTTAGTGCTTTTAATGCAGCAGCATCTGTTTCTCCAACAACTACTCCACCTAGTCTATAAGAGGCATTATTATACCCGAAGAGTTGGTAAGTAGTTCCACCATTAAGAGGGTTTAGTTCAGCAATAATTCTATTATTAGCTGAAGGAAACTCTTGTACATATATTCGTGTGCCATCTAATGTCCACATTTATATCACCAAATTCCTTGAAACATTACTACCTGAACGAGAAGCCCTTATCAAATCTTTATATAGGTATTGCTTTACAGCATTTGCTACAACTCTGCCATCTAGCATAACTCTAATTGTAGTATCTACGTTTAAGTTTAGCTTTGTTGCAAACTCTTTATTTGAAGTAGCCATTTCTTTTAGCATAGAGAGGACTGATCCCTGATTTACATCCTCACTCTGATTTCTACCAGTAAATCCACCTATGTCATGCCCAGTAAATGGTTTTCTTAGGTTATGTCCAGTGAATGGCTTTCTAAGATCATGCCCTTCAAATTGCTTTCTTAAATCTTCTCCACCACTTATGCCACCAGAGAAATCACCAGCAGAGCCATTTAAACTTTGTTGTGTTATACCAAGGGCTTTGTCTATTATAACTTTTGCTACTTTTGAAGGTATACCAGCTTCCCTAGAGAAAACATCCCCAGGATCAGTATAACCACTCGTAGTTGCATCATTTACTAAGCTATCAGTATTGTTTGTTGTATTGTTTGTAATGCTTGTAGAACCACCAGTTGGGCGTATAGCTGCTGCTTGCCAAGGAACAAAGAATGTACCATCTGATGGTAAGTTATATATACCTTCCACCTGTTTTCTTTCAAGATCAATGATTTCTTCCATAGCTAACATCAATAAAGTCCAATCAGCTTCCCAGATATCCATTGTTTTATCACCAAGAATAACAACAGACTCTTCTTTATTTTCTTTATATCTACCACCAGAAACTCGTTCAGCCTCTGCAAGTAGTTTATTATACTGAGCAAACAGTTCACCAGTTTGTTCTGGTAATACATCCATAGAACGTATACCAAGATTATCTGTCTTACCAATGTCTATTAAATTATCTTCAGCATACTTATTAAACATATTTTGGAATACTGTTGGGTCTGCACCACTTACTAACAAAAGCTCTTCACCGAATTTTACATAAAACTCTTGAGCGGCATCTAATACTTTTTGCTTATTAGCCTCATCTGGTTTTTCGTCTTCAAATAGTTTCTCATAAAAAGTGGTTTGGGAGTCTATTGCTGCTTGCCTTACTGTTTCAATATCAGTCTCATTTACAAAATCAAGGGACATTGTTGTAGGTATTTTAGCAGCACTTAGCTTTAGTTGTTCGTCAATTACATTTACAATCTCTGCAAAATCATCTAAGTAGGTTCCCAATTTTGCAGTTGCTTCATCTACTGAATACTCTTTATCTCCAATAGTAATAGATCCACCACGATTTTTATTTATATCCAGTAAATTTCCAAGCTGAGCTATAGAAGCATTTATAGAATTCACCATATCAATTTGGTCTGTTGATCCCTCAACAAGAATGTTAGCTAATTTTCTCTGTGCCTCTTCTTCACCCATTCTAGCACCACCTGGACCAAAATTACCAGTAAGGGCTGGAAGTAATTGTGGAATAGACCCACCAAGTGTTTCTGCTTTACCACGTTTTCGTAAAAACTCTGCTGATGACATTTCTGCCCCAGATAAATTATAAAGCTGGTCACGTAAATCATCTATAATTGTATTTTCAAGTTCATCTATTCCTTTTGGTACAGTCATTGCCCGTCCAAAGGCTGTTGTTTCTCCGTAGTTATTCCCCATTTCTGCATCTCTACCAGATATTATATCTCTGAGTTCTGAGAGTACAGCTGTATTATCAATCCCAAGAGATTCATCACGTACATTTAACAGCGAAGCAGCAATTAAAGCTGCATCCGCATCTGTTAAATTAGCTTGTTTATCATCTGCTGTAAATGGTTTACTCATACTATCAATTGTTTTTATAATCCAAGGCAGAATTGGACCACCTGCCATTTTCATTAGCCTGTCTTGTGCAGACTCCCCAGAAAATTCTGCTTTAGTGCTATCAACTACCTCTGCTTTTGGTATATTAAATGAAAATGGAGATTCTTTTACTGACTTTGAATATTCATATATACCACTAACGATAGCAGAAGCTATTGTTGCCCCTATCGTACCTCCAATATTACCACCTTTAATTGTACTAAGGATACCAACACCCATAATAACACCAGCACCAGCAAAATCTCCTTTTGACGCTTCAATACCAGTCATAAAGGCTGTTGCCATTATACCACCAGCATAGGGGGATATCTTATCATAAGCAGCTTTTCCTGCTTGATTTGTCTTATCTATTCCGTAGGCAGTACGAGATTCACTTGTACTTAGTCCCATCCCACTATATTTAAGTAACTGATTATCAGTCAAAGCTGAGGCTTCTGATTTATATTTATTTTGGTTTACTTTCCCCATTGCCCAAGTAAGACCACCCTGTAATGCTCCAGCTCGCTGTGAACTAGACGTGGCCATATTCATTATACCGAGTCCAGCAAGTACAGGGGCAGCTGATCCTAAAGTCCCAGTAAAAGAACCAGTAGCATTAACAATTTTAGTCATTAGGTCTAGTAACATACCAAATGAGTCTAGTACGCCACCCTTTGTTCCAAGCATTTGAGCAACATATTGAAAAGCATTACCTAACTTGGTTGTTTTTGACTCCACAGTACCTAATTTTATATCAACAGCTTTAGCTGCCTCACCATAAGCATTCATTGACTCTGCTGCAACACGGAGAGCCTCTTCTTGATTTGCTATAACAGTTACAGCTTGAGCAGCCCGTCTACTTCCACCACCAATTGCATAACCAATAGTATTTAATTGTGGTGTTGATATCAGTCCCTTCTCAAAAGACTGTCTAACTGTAGTCATAACCTCATTAAATCCAAGGGCATCTCCCTCAGCATTTTTTATACTAATACCAAACTGACGAAGTTCTTTTACAGCAGCAGTTGTTGTATAACCAGAAACCAGTGCTCTAACAGCAGTACCTGTTTCTTTAGCTGAAGTAATACCAGTAGCAGCAACAACAGCAATGAGCCCATTCAATTCATTGATATCTAGCCCAGCATTTTTAGCTGCATCTCCAACCATACCAAATGTAGTTGCTAGTGTTTCAACATCTACATTAGCAATTCTTGAGACTTTCACCCAAGTGTCTAGTAAATCAGAGCCCTTATCCAATTCTAATCCAGCCTGACGTAATGCAGCAGCAAGTGTATCTGTTGCTTCTGCTTGTTCCATTCCAGTCAGTTTAGATAAAATAATTGAATCTTTCAATAAAGTATTTGCAGCGGCAAACCTCTCTGTTTCATCTGTTAGCCCTGCTGTGGCTCTAAAAGCTAGGTCATAACTTTCCAAAACGGAATTCACAGAGGAAGCTGTCTCATCTGCTATATCAGCAGCCTCACTAAATATGCTATTCAGGGACTCTGTGCTCTTTCCTAAAGTTACAGCAACATCAGCTAATGCAGATTGGTTTTTAACAGCAACTTCTACTAATTCCTGTAACTTACTTAATGGCCCATATACAAGAGCAATAGCTAAAGACCACTTGAAGAATTCTCCCATATTTCTACGAAGGGAACTAGTAAAGGTGGCAAACCGCCTTGATGTATCACGTAAGATAGTTCCAGTACGATCCATTGCTACGTTTACTTGTCTCACTGAGCCATGAGCATCATCATAAGCAGCAGCTATTTTTGTAATGCCAGTAGAGGAATCAGTAGTTGTTTTAACACTAGCAGTTCCCTGATTAGCAAACATCTGTGGGTCTGCTTTATAAATAGCTTCAAAAGCTTTTGGAAAATCTGTACGTAAAGTCTTTATATCCTCTTTAAATGAGAGAGCCATCTTTTGACGTTCAGCATCTGCATCTTTTATAGCTCTTTTTGCTCTTGCAGCATCACGAACTTGTTCATTAGTTGCACGCTTTTCTATGGCTTTTTTCTCTTTATAAGCAGCACCCTCTGACACTTTGCCAGTTTCATCGATAACAAGAGTTAGTTCTCTGATACTTTTTCCAGCATCAATTGCTTTTGCTTTGATTGTAGTAAAACTTGTGCCTAATTCTCCTAAAGAAGTCTTTGAACTAACCTCTACTTTTGATTGGTCAAAACCACCAGAGCCTTTAAGCATTGTTTCTATTTTAGCAAAAGCCTGTGGGAATTTATTCAGAATTACCTGCATATTATGTATATTTGCAGCAGCCGCTGAGTTGGTACTACTTCCACCTGTACCTAAACTCCTATTTTCACCAGACTGTATCTTATCCCCCTCTGCATTCATAAAGGATGTAGCACTAGTAGCTTTTTCTAGGTCAGTTATTACCTTTGTTTGCATATTGGTAACAAGCTTCTGAAACTCTTTTACAAATTCTCCTGTACGAACTTGTATACCAGCCCCTCCAGCAGAAGTTCCTATAAGAAGTTTTTCTGGCATTAGCTTGTCATTAATTAATTTTTGGACAGCCCTATTTACTTTGCCCATATCAATGACTACATCATCCCCACCCTTAGCAAGCCTTGCCTCAATATTTACATTTATTCTATCGAGGATCATACTTATTATTCTATTTTCAATTTCTTGTGCTTTACTGTTAATATTTGCCATATTATCCTATCTCATCTTCTGATATATCAAACTCCACTGTTTGGGATTTATTTCTATCAAATACCGTATCCATCCAATCATCTAACTCTTCTGGAGAACCATCCCATATCATTTCATTTGGTGGTCGTTTATCTTTCGGAAGCTCGTTGTACCCATCTATCTGTAAACGTTTACGTATTACATAGGATATTGTATATGGTGTGTAATTTGTATCCTGTAGTTTTTGGTCTAGGGGTATCCGCAATGCCTTTGTTATCTGCCAAGTTCCAGCTATGGCATTGCTACGAGCTATTTTTTTAGGTTTGAAATCTCAATGTCAAGGCTGTTATAGTTACTAATAAACTGTTCAATAACATAAGATGGTAATTTAACTACATCATCTATAGATTTGAATAATTTTAGTTTACAATCGTCATTAAAAAATGAACTATAATATATACTAGCCTGTTTAAATTGAGATGATAATTCCTCTTCACACATTGATTTAATTACAGTTTGTACATAAGATTCAAATAAATCTTCTTTTGTTCTAATCTCCAAAGCTACTTTTTTATCTTCAAAAACTTTCATTACTCTTTCTTTAACTAAAGCACTAAGTCTATCATCGAAGGTATCAATCTCTTCTTGATACTTTTCTTGTACTTCTAAGGATGCATCAGATTTTGGTTCTTTTGGAAATGGTAATTTTACTTCTTTTGCAGCATCAACAAATACATCTCTAGAATCTAAATTTAGGATATATCCAATAAGATTATCTTTACTTACAATAACCTCATCAGCAACAAAAGCTTCCCGTTGTTCAGAAGTTGGGTCACTCAATAACTTACGAAGAGCAGCACTCTTTCTTAGTGCATATACTCTAGCTCTATTTAACTCACCATCTGAGGGAAGTCTCATATAGTATTCAATAATAACTTTACTATTTCCATCGACTATTTTAAAGGTGTTACCCCAAGCGAATAGTGCTGATACATCAATATCGTTTCTTTCTGGATTCATAATTCTCTCTTCCTTTCCTATGTATATAATAAAAAAGGGACTTAACCATTAATATAGTATATTAGTGGTTAAGTCCCATTAGAAAGCTCCTTTAGCATATGACTACGCATATTTGTCTAGAAACCGCTCCAAATTAGTAAAATCTAGAGCCTTTCCATGATTTGTGGACCGTAACCTTATAACTGTGTAACCCATATCTTCTAGCATTTTATTATGCCGTATATCTTTTTCTTTGTTTTGTTCCATGTCATGCCAATAAGCACCATCAGCAAATACTACTAACTCATATTTTGGTACATACGCATCCGCAATTGTCCGTTTTATTCTTTTCTGTTGAACATACTCGATACCTTTAGTATCTAAATATAGGAATAAATCCCTTTCTAAACAGGTTGGACCCTTTTTCCTAAGTGTTTTCAAAAGGGAATCCAATCTCCTCTCTACATTTATGTCTGGTTCTGTTCGTCCAATTTGCGGATGCGTACCATTAGTATTAGCATGGTTAGGTAAAAACTTACGCCATCTGTAGTGATCGTCTGGATTCATTATAATTCCACCACAGCCACAAGCACATTCAGTCTTCACTGAATAAAAATCTACTGTGCTTTTTTTCCTACCCATATCAAACTCCTATAAACTATAATTTATATTGCTCCACTATATACAACACAAGCCCCTGTCGTTGATTTGAAATTGAATGTCTGTGTAGCATTTTGATTAACATTAGATGTATATGAATCTCCAACGATTGTTACAGAGTCAAGATATACACTCTTTAGAACATCATAAGGTGAGACTGCATCACATGGATCTTGCAATTCAACAAGTAATGTGATTCCAGTTGTAGCACAACCTTCTCCTGGACTATATTCAGTACCAGAGGAAGTAACACCATATTGTAATAGGCTAAGTAGCTCAGTATCTGTATCTAACACAGTAATTGTTCCCGTAACTTCTGGAACCTGTGTCTGATAGCCTACCATCTGTCTATTACCGAGTTCTTTTACTCCCTCAGAATTCAATGTCCCGTTGATAGTCAAAGTTTGTATACGAGGAATTGAATTAGCAGCAATTTCTACAGGAGCATCCATACCTCTGATTGCAATAGCTGAAGCTGTATCTGATACATCTGCCCAGTTAGTTCCTGATGGAGCAGCCTGGTATACCAAAACTATTGTAGCTGACATTGAATCAAATGTAGTAAGAGTGTCTCCAACAATCCGATATTCTCCAGTAGCTGGTGCAACTGATACTTCATCTAAATATGTACCATCTAAAATAACTGATAAAGCATAATTACCGTTTTTAAGGACAATTGGAGTCTCAGTTAAAGTAAAGGATGTAGTACCAACAGTCTGTGTTTCTGTATACACATCATTAGTAAACCAACGTTTTTCAGAGCCAACTGCTGTATAATCTTCTGTTGATTCACCATCAATAGAATAATTGAAAGCAAAATCTCTGACTTGTAGTTTACGAGCATGAGCAGATTTTACATAATCTTCTACTGTTGAACTTTTGACATAGATGATTGCATCCATTTCACCTAGTTCTGAAATATCAACACCAGCACCAGGATAAGCTGTTGAATCTGTCCCAGTAAGTGCTGAAAAGACTTTGACTCCCACATCCATTGCACTAAATGTTAGTGTTACATTGGGAATGTCTTTTACATCGCCTACATGGGTAGAATTACCTAGCTCATCGATGGTGGTACTTGGTACATCAGTGTTAAGTGAAAGACGCTGAATACGTGAAGCTTTGAATGAATCAATAGAACCAACGATCATTAGCTGTAGTTCTTTTGATGGAATTGATAAACGTGCCATTTATATAGTAACCTCCTAAATAGAATTGTAAGTTGCAGAAAACGTGACAACACTTCTATAATGCAACCTTTCCGTTAATTCAGGTAATACCCGAATAAACTTTATGTTTATATCGCCAATTTGTAATGCCCCTAATTTTGTCGGGGAAACTGTTGGCGGGAATCCTTCATCATAATCATATACATTGATATTTGAATATAAGGCTCGCATAATTCTAAATGCGAATTCATCTCTTTGAATGTTTGTATTTGCAAATATTTCTACAAACCAAATACGTTCTGTTTCACGCTGCCTGTTTCCTAACTCAAATACAAATGCAGATATATCGTCACCTGTTATAGCTATAGTAGGAAGCTCTAGCTCACTCGTTGGAAACTCTTCTGTAATAGTTATAAAACTAGCGTCTGAGAATAAGTCTACCATCCAGTAATAAATTGATTTATCTTTTTTAGTCTCTATATCCATAGCCTTATTTTTACCTTAATTTTACAATCTTCATCTTTAATTCCTGTAAAATACTTTCTATTTTTCTAGAATTTACTTCCTCTGTTTTAAGATCATTATAGACTTCTTTTATGTCTGCCTTCAATTGAACAGTTCTAACTCTTACTTGCTTTGTTCCGGACATGCCTAAGTATATTTGTTTATTCTCTGGTAACCTATTATTTATAATCTGTAAAACAACCCTCTCATACCGTAATCTAGCTTTTATCTTTGCCTTCTCTTTCATAACACCATCTGTATAAACTTCAGTCATTTTATTTGAAATACGGCTATTTAGTTCAAGAGATAATCTTGTATCTTCGCCAAATGCTTCTTCAATAGACGCTGGTGCTTCTGGTTCTTTATCCCCAGTAAAATCAATTAGTATTTTAAGAAGTTCCTGTAATTTCTTTACAGTATTTCTTGTTTCTGATATCCAATAATTGTAATCGCCCCTGTTTACATTTTCTAAAGAATCAAGCTTGCTATTAAGTAAAGTAGTAAATTCACTTTCTATCATTTGTAGTGAGTGAGAGGCTTGTATATTTGGATGGGCATACCCACCTTTATCAGTAGCTAGTATAACATTTGTATTGCCATACTCTAGTAATGCCCAAAATGGAAATTTATCTCCATTAGCATTTAGTGCAGCACCCATAAAATTTTCATATATAGTAATATACTTTTGATACTTATCACCACTAACTTCTTCATCACTTACATACTTACCAGACCCTTTTGAATATTTTACTTTATAAATTGGCTTACCATTTACTGCTGGTTCATATAACTTTAGTGCCCACATCAGAGTGGCAACTGGGCCTGATAATTGTTTGCCACTTCCTGGGTAAGTTGATCTACCTGCTTTAATTGCTACTTCTAATTCATTCCAGAATCCAGCAACTTTTTCAGCATTTTTTAGTATTGAAACCTTTACTTTCATACTAACCAAAGCAATACTAACCATTTCAGGTTTTGAAAATACTTCTATAGCCCTAGAGATATAATCTGATCTATCGTAAATAATGGATTCTTTAAGTTTATCAATTATTTGGTTGACAATTCTTGTTCTAATCTGTCCACCCAAATCATCACTCTTCTCTACCATTTCTACAAAGCTTGTACTTCTTACTTTACTAAGTAAATCTTTATATCTTATTATTGATTCTTCATTGCGTTCTATCAAATCTCTAACAAAGACTATTATTTGTTCTTTTGTTTGCCCTTCACCAGAAGCATCCTCTACCTGATAAGTAGTTAAATATTCACGAATTATTTGGCGTATTTCCTCTTCATAACTAGGCATGGGTTAAAAACTCTCAAATGAATCTCCGAATATAATTCGTAACAATGATCTAGTATAGTTATTGTAACTGTCTAGAACAAGCTTTCTAGCTGCCTTAAATTCTGGGCTATCTTTACCAAGCAGTTCTTCCAAATCATACAGAAGAATAGCCTGAAATGTTTTATTTTTTCGTTGAACAAATCCAAGTAAGTCAACAACATCCAATCCTTGTATTATTTCACCACTCATTATATTACTCCTCTTCTTCTTCCATTAGATCAATTAGAATTCTATTGATATCTGGAACACCTCTTAAAATAACTTTTGTTATTCTTAGCCTTCTATCATCTATACTAACATAAGATGCATTATCTACAACGGTTACCGATGCATTTGTATGTTCTATCTGTACTCTACAATCCCCTTCTGGATATACTCCGCCAGTTTCCCACTTTGTTTCTTCAGATTTCCCCCATAAAACATGACCACTCAGTGTTGTGCCTGAATAAGTAATTATATATCCATATCCATCACACACAGGACAAAACGGGTTTACACTTGTGTTTGTTGACGGGTCTAACGAACAGCCAGAGCAAGCAGTTGTTTGTTTACTTAGAAATGAAACATCTCTTCCAATTGCTCCTCGTATACTGTTTATTACTTCCCTTGTATCTGATGGAAAAGTGAATTCAAACATTTATTTTAAAGACCTCAACATATCTGTTGATAATTTATTAGCAATTGTTTTCCAAGAGTATTTCTCTTGGGTAAACTTTATAAGTGCTTTCTCTGATAAATCTTTAAGAAGCTCCCTATTATTATATAATGTATTAAATGCTTTTGAAACATCTAAGTAATCCATAAACTGCCCAGTAGTACAAATATTCGATTGAGTATAAGGTGTCAATGAATCTACAACTATACCACAATCATTGAAAAGTTCTTTTGTAGCTGAGAAGTTTCCCACAATTTGTGGTGCTCCAGTTAGAGCGTGTTCTACATTCACTAGTCCCCAACCTTCTCCTAATGAAGTATTTACGCCTATATCTGTAGCATTATAAATTAGATTTAACTTAGTGTCTGTTACTCTTTGTGTACCACCAGAATTATTAGAAATAATTAATCTATTATCTATCCCCAACATTTCTGCCATATGTACAACATTTATATGTTGGTCAACAAGCCCCATATGTAAGTAAAGGTAAACATCTTTTCCTTTATCTTTAGCAAAATCAGCAAAAGCCCGCATAGTTATATCAACTCGTTTTCTTGGTTGATTTCTATTTGCATTTAGAATAATAAAAACATCTTCTGTATGCAAATGTGGAGCTTTTGGAAATAGCTGTTTTCTTACTTCAATCTTTGATTCTGGGAGTTTATAGAATGTAGTATGCTCTGTGCCATGAGGAAGAATATCAATGTCTAAACCAGGGTGTGCTTTATTTGCGACCTCTCTGGCAAACTCTGTATAGGTATAAACTTTTGTAACAATATCTAATTCACTATACCAACGTCTATCATGGTCTGTTGCATCTACTGGAAAATAGATAAAAATCTTAGGTAACTGTTTATCAACATAAGCATTTTTTATAGCATTTAGGTATTCTTTTATAACCCAAATATCATTAAGTATAAAGATAATATCTGGTTGCTCTATATTACAAACATCCTCTACTTTTGAGATGCCATATACATCACCATTGCTAATATTCCTTGCTGGGTAAATAGCGTATGGATAGCTATGTGGATCACCATAAAAATTTACGGCTAACCAACTAATATTAAATTTTTCTAAATCAAAATTATCTAGTGTTGAATGTAATACCCTTGAAAATCCAGTAGGTGTAACGCCATCACCTATAACTAACAAATTTGTTTTTTCCTTTCCCATCTTTTTCTCCTTGTTTATAATTCAGTATCTCTCTCGTAAGTATTACCTTTATATCCTGGCAATGAACTCTTCAATGCTCTAGCTAATCTCTTTCCTGGAGGGGTAAGAGTAGCTAACAATTCTTCCCATAATCTCTTTAGCCTATCATTTCTTATTCTTCCAGACTCAATATTACTAAAGGATATTTCTGCGTCTTTCCAACTTCCAATATTCCATGCACTGTTTTCTAGACTGCCCTCTAATGTAATTATTGCAGCCATGAGTACTATTGGTCGTTCATCCCCAGCTTCTAAAATAGGTGGAGATGCTAAACTAAAAGTATTGTATGGATTTCTTGATACTTCTTTACTAGTAGCATCTGTTAGATATCTGTTATTCCACCAAGGACTCAAAGCTGTAACACTGTAATCTAAAGCTACTTGTAACCAGACATCTGTATATCTATAAGATGCTTCTGTAGTATCTCCTAGTGTAAGTCGTAAATATGGAAGTAAATACGATAAACTAATAGAACTCATTTTACTCCTTATTACCTGTCAACCCCTTTAATTGAAGTTCAGATAATCTTGTTTCAAGTGATGCAACAACCTTAGCTGTTTTATCCAATTCTTTTGCTAAGACAAGTAATCTGTAAACAACAGCTTCTGAGTCTGTTTCACGTAAAATCTTTTGCAGAGACGCATAATGTTTACTAAGAACCTTTGTTAACTCCTCGTCTGAATATTGCTCAATAGTATGTTCTTCCTCTACAGTATCTCTTTCTACTTTGATAATATTACCAACTTCTAAATGATACTTGTTTCGTTTTTTAAAAAACATATCTTCACGTTCAGACCAAACGTCAACAAAAATGTCATCTGGATTTCTCTTAGATGTAACTAAGATAATACCTTCTGGTTCACCACTAAAAGGAGAGAGTACAGTAATATGTACTTTCCCTAAGATAGTTTTTTTGTAAGTAGCGAACGGTGTAATTGTCTGCATATCAGAATATAGCTTTTGATTTTTATTAATCATTCCAAACCTCTCCATTTTTTATAATGTCTATGGAGTGTGGTTTATCCACACTCCATAGTATATTAAATCTTACTCTACTGCTAAAACGCCAATACCTTCTGCATTGTCAACGATCAAACCGAACTGTTGTACAATATCCATATGCCAATATGGGGGAGTTGGCTGATAGTCAGTCCATTCTTTAGAGCGTGCTTCACCAAAAGTAACAAACTCACCAACTTTCTCACCAATAACAAGAATCTTATCAGTTGGCAACTGAGTATTATGGTCTTCTGGATTATCATAGGTCTGTGCTAAGGCAATAATAGGTGCTCCGTAATATTTACCTAAAAAGCCTGTTGACATAATCTCAGAAATATTCTCAGGAACAATAAGGTTAGATGAGCCATCACTCCAAGAAGCACCAAATGCGGTAATAGGAGTTAGAGCAGCTCTAGTACCTACAATGGCTTTTACACCAGAGGTGGTTTGATTAATGCGATCAATCATATTTTTCAAAGCTGTCGCAGTAACGCTTCCACCAACATCAGTGTAGTTATTTGGAGTATTCCCAGCTGTCCAAACTGTAGTGAGCAGTGTAAATACTTTATTCATAAAATAATCACGAAGTTTCAGTTGAGCTTCATTACGAATGCTCTCGACAGAACCAATTTCACCACTCTCTAGTTCCCATTCATTGGCAATTACGCCAACTTCTGCACCATCGAGAATGTAATTGATACGATCAGACACTGTAATTTCTGATTTTAGTCCGATAGAACCAGGAACCCAAGTACGAACTTTGATTCCTTTTCTGATTTTCTTAACTAATGAATCGCCAGGTTTTAAACTGCGAGTATCCATTAAGAGACTCATGTAATCCGTAGCAACGTGGTTTGGCTGGATATATTCAATAAGCATTTCCGCGAAAGCATCACGGTTGCCAGAATCTGCCATCAAACCTGCTATAGCTTCTTTTTCCTTGACTTTAAGTTCTTCCATTTATGTTAAACCTCCTATTAGTCCAATTCTACAGTCAGTGCACCAGTAGATGAATCATATTCTCTAACTTTACCTACCTTACGGTAGCTATAAGTTCCAAGATATTTGGCTTTACCAGCATCTGTGGTATCTTCTGCTGTATTTGCGATTTGGATAAGAGCACCGGGATCAGTAATGCTAGCGTGATTGATATACGCACCAGATGGGAGTGTATAAACACCACGTCCAAAAGCCAAAGCACCATTACCTGATGGAATCGTTCCACCTTCTTGATTTCCCGGATTAGTAAGATAAACAGTAGCAGAGAACGGAGCATTAGTAGCAGTCCCGTAACCCTGTCTTAAAGCAAATGTATATGCAGGGATAGGTAATGCAGCTGGGTATGGCCGATTATCGGTAGCCCACGTAATTACATATCTAGCATCACTAGCTTCCGCAGCTGTTGCTGGAATTTTAAAACCTGGTAAATCAGTCTTGCTACCCCAATCGTAGTCCCACTCATGGGAAGTCATTACACCGAATCTACCCTCTACAGTATCTGCTGTTAAAATAACACCAGTGATTAATCCATTGGTCTGATTAATTTCCAAAATAATACCTCCTTACTCTGATTTGTTTCTATTTTTACGTAAAACTTCTGCTAGTTCCTGTGGGGTTAAGCCAGTCTTAGTTTGAGAACTTACATTAGGAATTTTCAAACCCGCCTTTGTATCTTTCTTCTCTTCATCTTCATCAGGCTTTAAACTAGCTTCAAGTTCTTTAATGAAGAACCCTAAACCTTCATCAGTAAATGATAAAAGTAAATCGGCTTTTTCATCGAAAAACTCAGTACCACGCTCAAGAGAAGCTTCTTCAAATTTAACTTTGATTGCAGCTAACTTTTCAGCCTTTTCGTTTTCTTCATCAATACCAGCTTTAAACTCACGTAATACAACAAGTTCTGCTTCTGTAGTTGCTAAAGAAGCTTCTTTAGTAGATGCCTCTGAAACAAGCTTATTGTACTTAGTTTCAAGCTCATCATATTTTCCCTGTAATACTTTCAATTCGTCCAAAATATCCTCCTGATCTTCTGATGCTAATGCCGTAATCGGTGTTCTGCCCTTATATGCCGGCATTCCGACAAGTGTGACAGCATTCAAAGTTAAATCATGTAAATCAGTAACACCTTCATATTCGGCAGACGCTTCCTCTTTTTCATAGGAAATTTCCCATGAAAGTTGTAAACTACCATCCTCGTCAAATAATTTTTTTAGGTGCTCAATATCTTCTGGGCGTTCTTTATCCCATAAAGCAGCTAAACCATATACCTGGTTTTTTTCTTCTAGTAAATGGGAGATAACACCAAGAGGCTCAGAATCTTTATGTCCTCTGGCAATTTCACCACGCTTCATTTTCACAGGCATAAAAACACCAGTACTAATTAGGTTAGCAAACTCATCTTTTGGAACACGTTGCTTATTCCCATTTGGGATATCATCCGTAAGGATAAATGTTGCCCACGTAATAGGACGGGTATCTTTTTCAACTATAGACGCAAAGGTTTCTTTCTTAAGATCATTACTTGTCAATGATCTTAAATTTGTTGTCAATACAACAGTTTTCTTCATAGACATCCCTCTTAGGTAAGGGTTGTTTCCATACCTAGATTCATTATAATTATACACCATTTTAGTGAAAAACATATAAAGTTATGTATAATTTACTTATTTCTTAGTATTTTCATCCTTTTTCACAGGTTTCACCATAGGCTCAGTTGTACTCTCTGGATTCTGTGAATGAGGCACAGGTGCAAACTCGGGTATTCCTGAATCTTCAATAATAGCCTGCTCATCAATTCGTTTCTGAATTTCATCATTCCAATTATATCCAAAAGCTTCTGCGTAAGCTTCTCTAGATAAGTTACCTGTTGTATATAATTCTGATAACCCAGAGATAAAGACCTCAAAACTAACTAAATTCATTTCTGAGAAATGTACACCAGGAGTACCTTTTAGACCATTCATAGTTTTAATTTTATATAGAATCTTATTAAGAATAACTTCTAGCTTTCTACGCATATTCTCCATTGTCTTAATTGGACCCATAAGTGCATACTCTGGGTTGGATGAATTACTTCTTTCAGACTCACCTGTTATAAGAATCCTTGGAAATCCCATACCAAAAATAATGTCTTGATTTATATTTATATACTTTATATCATTTAGTAATGCCTCAGTTGGAGGATATATCCACTCAATAGCCAATGTATGGTTTGCAAACAATTGGAAGATGCGTTCTATATCTCTTCCTTGAGTATCTCTCCATGCCATTTGATTTTTAATTGCTTCAAAATCTTCACTATTATCAGCAGTTATAGGAAACTCATCTGATCCAAGCTTGAATAGCATAATAGCACTAATAACTCTAGATGCAATAGAATAATCCATTCTACGTAAATTACGTTTATGTTTCATAGCCTCAAGAGATGGATATAAGAAAGGTAATGGATAAGGTGAATCAGTTGTTGGTCTACGTCTAAATATTAGTTCGTTTTCTAATAATATGTATTTTTCTCCTCTAAGAACAGCAGCTACAAACTCAGGATATAAAACAAGAATTTCTCTATACAGTTTTGTATCCACCATGCCATCTGAATATCTCCCTTCATGCTGTAGGAAATATATAATAGCATCGGAAATATGCAGATAGTAAGAAGGTTTATCAGAAAATAAGGATTGTTTTATTGCTATATCACTAGGATTTCTTAGCCACATTGTTACAGGTAATGTAAGATTTGTGTATTTTTTAATACCAAACATCTGTAACTTTTCTTTTAAAACCTTGCTATAACTTATCTCTGGAACAACAAGCCCAGATAATAGAAATTCAAGTGCCATTGCTTCTGCAAACTCTGTAAGTTCTGTTCTTATAGAAGTATAGATTTTAAACTCATTATCGTTTAAATCATTTTTATCAAATATTAGATTACTTATAGCTATATCAACTACCTTATTAATAACAGTTGAGGCTAATGGGTCTCTTTTATAGAAAAACTTACACATAGATACTACTTTTGAAAAGTGAGTATCTACATCAGCTACATCCATTTTATCTACATCTGTAGGTGACCACGGTGCAGCAGTGCCAGAGGGGTATATACTAAGACTACTAGCTAAAGCTAGTTTCTGTGTAACCTCTTCTGGAGTAACATCTTTTGTTTTTTCAGGCATAATTAACGTATCCATGTTGGGGCTGCTAATTTTCTAGTTCTTCGCATATTTATATAATCTGTATACAAATAATTTGATAATGAAAAACAAAGCATAGCAGCAGTAAAGTGATCTTCTCCCCGTGTCCCACCTCTTTGGGTTAAAGTTTTATATACAATATCACCAGATGGGGTTTTAGTATATGACATTCGTTCAAGTTCAGTTATCATTTCCAAATCTGTTGACGAATAAACTATTTTATGATTATTTGAGTAATCTTGTAAAATTGAAGTAGAGAATGGCTTTGTCTTTGATTTTATTTCTGCACCATCTGCATCTAAACCAATTACTATTGAAGATGAGAAATCAACTGGTACAATAATATCTTCATAATTTTTATGACCATATTTTAAATTACTAGTTAGGTTCTGGATTACTGAAATACCTGAACTACCTTTATCAATTCCTATTTTAAAAGGAGCAAACTTTGTATCTAGTAAATCTATTATAATCTCTTGTATAGGATATGGAACTTTCTTCAATTCTATTCTACAATGAAATTTAAATCTGCCTTTCTTATTTTTATACATTACAACAATAGCTGTCGGTTCAGTATAACCTAAGTCAATTCCAATAATTGTTTCAACACCTTCATCAGTATTTGGAATTGTTCTTATTCTTGTAAGATACTCAGCAATATCCCCTGTCATTTTTAGACCATTTATCTTCAGTTTGTATACTGGATAGGGTTCAACCTTAAATAAGGATCTGTCAAATAATGAATATAATGGTTTACCATGCCTACCCATAATAAAGTGAGTAAAATCCTCACCATCTTTTCCACCATATTGAGCTATGGCATTTTCTTCGTCTTCTTTTGTAAATCGTGGGTTATCATATGCACTTATTCTATGTTTCATATATCCCCCATCTACCATGTCTGTATTATACAGAACATTTGATTCCCGTAAACCTGTTGGAACTCCTGATGTAATAATCCTACTTCCAGGTGTCCAAGTATTACGTGTTGGTTGTAACTCTAACCATGTGCCCCAGGGGTAGTAACCAGAATTTTTAGTAAGAATACCATTTACAAAATAGTTATGATTCTTTTCAACTTCAAAGTTATAAAGATAAGCAGCCCTTGTATTTACCTCTCTAATATTAAGTACTACTTTTTTTACTAATGATTTATTATCTTCGCCTTTACCAATAAGTTCAATATTTGGTAAGGTATATTCATTATTATATTTCCCTATACCTACTTTATATTTCATAGCCTTATGCATATAGGGGGCTAAAAGCTTATTTAGTTCTCTTTTAGATTTTGCAGGAAATATTATAAAATATAAGTTTCTTTTTTTATCTTTATATAATTTACAATTTATTGAAAAAGTATCCTTCATCCACTCAATTACAATTTCATTTTCTTCTTTTGAGAAAGAATGTGAAGACAATACACCACTATTTGATCCATCATCCATCCACCATACAGCCAATGCTAATTTTGATAATTTATCTAAATACTCTCGTGTAACTGTCTTTTTACCATTTATGTATAATTTTGAAACAATATCAAAAATCTCTGGATGACCTAGCGTTGAAAAGGCATAGTTATATTCACCATAGCCACCATTTTTATAAATTCGTGGTTTACATCTAGTAATTGATTTCAATTCAGTATATAACCAATCAACGTACTCTTTTTGTTTTAAACTATGATTAGTAGAGTATGATGCAGTTTTTGTGTATATTGCTGTAGACCCATCTCCTAATAATGATCCCCTAATTATATCTAATTGCTTTTCTGTTAGGGGCTTAGAATAAAATAAATTGTGGGTAGAAGTATATTTTTTCTCTATTTTACTAAAAACAGACTGCTCAGAACGATTTAGTATTTTTGCTACTTCTTTTACACGAATTCCAACTTGAACATTCTTTTCCAAAATTTTATAATCTTTCTTCGTCCATGGCAGATTACTTCTAGTAGTTTCAGTATAGTATATATTATCACCTACTACTAACTCTGAGGCTTTAACATATCCATTATCTGTATATATTTTATGATTTTCTCCTACTCTAATTTTCCCAGAATCATATACAACCTCTAAAACTTTTTGCTCTCTTTTGGTACGGCGAACATTTATAACTCTATCCTCTTCAATAGATTCACCATTCCATGATAATATGGAATCTCCAACTTTTACATTATCTGCTGTTTTATTACAAGTTGGCATAGCAACATGCTGAGTACCAACAATACACTCATCAAGAATTATAAATGGTGTATGTAAACCAATAACATTAGCCCCAGTTCCAGATTGGCCAGCTATACGACACATTAGTGTTGTGCCATTTAAAAGGTTTATTGTAAAATCAGAACCATTTATCCCTTTCTTTGCCTGTAAAAAATTCTTTAATAAAGAGTTACTTCTAAACATTCTAGTAAGAGATGTAAAAACTGGATCTAAATGAACCTTACTTGGAACTGTATATACTATATAATCTTCTGGGAAAATCTTATTTATAAGTAACCATATAGTCATATTAGTTAGACTAACTGTCTTCCCAACAGCCCTTCCACAAGCAATAGACACTTGCTTAGCAAAATCAGCTAAAAAATCCACCTGATACCACTCAAACTTAAAAATATCTTCATGTTCGAGTCTATCTAAGTTTTGAAGGAACTCACCAGATAATACTGGATGCTTTAATATTTCATAAAGAATTAAATCCTCTTGATTCACATTCTCAATTAGTGCCATTAACCACTCCCAAGATGTGTCCAATATTTAGCTATATTGAGTTCATCCTCTCTAGACGTTATTTTTATTTCTGATTTTAAAAATATGTCTCCATCTAAGGTATGCCCATTTCCATTAAATGGTAAATCATATAATTCTTTTGTAAAGAGTCCACCCCATTTCTGTATATAATACTGCTGATTATTTGAGAAATATTTTGGAGTTGATCCTCCAGAGCCTTCGTTTATAACTCTACTCCAGAAATGGAAATAAAAAGCATTATCAACTGTACAAGATTTCACATTTGCTAACATAGACCGCCTTGCAAAGTCATTATCTTCAAAGTAGGCTGGATAGAAATTTACATCAATATATCCAACCTTATCAAAAATTGATTTCTTATATAACCCTAAGTTATGAGTATCAGACATACCAGAGGTGCTAACTGTAATCTTTTCTTTATACTTATCAAAGTATTCCCAACATGGGCCACTTCCAAATTTATACTTGAAAGCTTTTCCTGTAAAATAGGAGGAAGTTACTGGAAATGCTTTTACAAGAGCTTGCACACTAAATTCTCTTGAGCATACCCAATCATATAATGTGGTATCAGCTACCTCTACCATTGAATCAACAGCATATGGATAAGCTATAACATCATTTCCCATAATAAGCAAATATTCATAAGCATTATCTTTCCAAGCATAATCATACATATCATTTATAGAGGCCGGAAATCCTTTATTAGTTGTATGGACTATATGTTTTAGTCCATTTGCCTTTGCATAATTTATTGTTTCAACATCCCCATTCTTACCAACTATAAGTAATATATCATAGTCTGTTTTCTTTACTGTATCTTTAATTGATTTAATTGCTAGTTTTGTATATTCCAATAGCCCGAAAGTACCTATTCCTACTAAAAGTTTTTTATTCATATACCTTTACCTTATATGTGATGCAATTACATTATAAACTGCCTCTGCATCTGTTGCAGAAGAGTGTGTAATAGTTGCATTTGTTTTTATATCATGTACAAATGAAGCACAGTTTTTATGGTAACAAAAAGATATAAAGTCTTTAGGGCTAGTATATAGGTTATGTTTATTTTGACAAAAACCATATGGTCCAGAAGACCGCCCTATAATTAGTTTTGACCTAGTACTTAGATAGCCTATCTCATTTAAATCTGCTCCAATCAATGATGGAAATAAATCATTTGTATAAGAAATATTTTCCTTTTTTAAATTTGTTGGAGAGGTTAGCACAAAGTGCTCATTTGGAAAATTATCAGATAGCTTGTCTATTATTGGTGTAAAATCAAAGTTCTTTGCTTGACTAGAATAAACAAGCCCATTTGATATTAGAATATTTCCAATTAATCCATCAACTGAATATAAGCTATCAAAATCTATTGTTGGTACATAATTCTCTGCTGGTTTGGTTAATCTAAAACTTACACCTGTTTTACTAAGAATCATATTATATAAATCTATATTCTTTTTTAGTGTACAACCAATACCTGGTAGGACATACTTACTATCTAAACCTATCCATGTATTAATATATAATTCATTATTCTCTATGTAAAATTGTTTATTTGGTTGGCATAGATAATTTGGTTTACTATACTTTACACCCTCAAGATCATATAGTAACTTTGGGTCTCTTAAATGTAAGTAATAATATTCTTTTGCAGGAACATTAGCAACAATGTCCCTTACAAACTCTTTTGAATTAAATAAATCTCCATTACCGAAGTAATTATAAAATCCTAATACATTAAACATTGTTTACTGCCTTTACTACAATATGTACTGGTGTGTCCCCATCGTTTTCTTTCCATAATACTTTTTCTATATATAAATCAAAATACTTACCAAATAATTGTCTAATACCTAACTCAGTAAATCTCCAATAATCATTCTTATTATCATGTTTTCTACAATAAAATGGAACAGTAAAAAATAGAATACCCCCTGGTTTCAAAATATTGCTCAGGACTTTAGGTAATTCCATGACATATTTAGAATGCTCAAACACATCAAAAGCAAGAATAAAATCTAGGTAATCATTTGCTATAACTGATTGTAAGTCTATGGCATCAATATTAAAATCAAACTCCATTTCATCATCTAATCCACAGCTAATATATTTATTACCTTGTTCTTGCATTTTAACAGGAACATCAACATAAAAATCTTCCACTAAATTATAAACAGGATTTGATCTATAACTATCAAAAAAGGCTGTCCCAATTTCTAATACAATTGAATTATTAATTTTAGGAAGTACTCTATTTTGGAAGTTAAAAATACTTCTCCTAACAAGTACTAAATCATTATATTTTGCATATAGAATGCTTGGTAAAGCTTCTAGTCTATCATCTTCAATTACTTTGTAATCGACCTCATAAATATTTGCCATGTTTCCTGTTCCTTTATATCATTGGAAGCTTTGAGCTATTTAGTATAGATATATATTTTATAATATGTTCAGAAACATAATCTACATCTTTCATTGTCATATTTGGATGTGATGGAAAAATAACACATTCTCTTGATAGTCGTTCAGCAACTGTATTCTTCACATAAAAATGACTCAAATGTCCATGATAATGTATTGGATAAAACATTGGCCTAGTTTCTATACCCTTATCATCAAAAAAGGCATTTGCTGTTGAATATGTAGACTGCCTTGGAAATCTAAAACCTAGCATCCAATTGCTAAACGAGGTTTTATTAGCATGTGACTGATAATCAAGTTGTTCCCCAAAAGTATCTGCTAAATTCTCGTAATATCTTGCCATTATTTCTTTCTTTCTACCAAGTGACTGTGGTAAAATACTAAGTTGCCCAGATAAAAAAGCAGCCTGTAAATTACTCATTCTATAATTGTAACCAAGACACTGATGAATAAACTTAACATTACTCTGCCCTTGACCAACAATCTTATGAATCTCTCTAAATAACTCTGGGTCATTTGTTGCAAATGCCCCACCTTCACCACTTGTAATTAGTTTATTCCCATAAAAGGAAATTGAACCAGCTAAAGAAGCACTAGGAGTAAAAAATCCTTCGTACATACCTGCAAATCCCTCACAGTTATCTTCAACAAATAACTTATCTGGAAGCATTCTTTTTAGTTCTGGTACATTTATTATATTACCTAGATTATGTACAACTAGCACAGCGTCATAGTTTTCTCTATTAGAAACAAGTTGATCTACATCAATATTCCAAGTAAATGGGTCTGCATCTACAACAAAAAAGTCAAATATATCTTCGTATAAAAAACTATTCCAAGCGGCTACAAAAACATTGTTTGGTACTGCCAATCGTATTCTTTTATTTGGCATTCTTAGTTGTAAAGCTTTTGCTAAAAGATGTGTAGCGGCTGTTCCACTATTTACTGGAATAATAAAAGAGGAATTAGTTAAAGTTGTTAAAACTGTTCTAACAAAATCTAAGTCTTTGCCAATCGCTATTTCATTTCTATCTATTGCGGCTGTTACCTTTTTGATTTCTTCGCCCGAGATTGTCGGTTCGTAGACGTTGATTTTATACATTCAAATAACTCCTTTCCGTTAATTTCTTTACTTTGTTTAGTAAACCCTGAAACCTTATTACCATATAAACATAAGTATTTATCTAACTTATTTCCTCTTTGTTTAATCTTTGAAATTATTTCTACATCAACATGCTCTCTAATAACATAAAATGCATTTGATTTATATCCTGTAAAGATTGTAGTTACCATATCAATATTATTATCAAACCCATATACACTAATACTTCCTTTACTATGTTTATACTTTTTAACAACTGGCCAATATACATATTCACTCGCAAGAATAAATACATGCTCAAAAGCACTAAAGAATTTTTCATACAACGCCAACTCATGAGTATTATTAACAAAAACTATGAGATTTGTTTCATTATTCATACTAACTCCTTAATAAGTTTTATGGGCTTTCTGTATGTATTTGCTAACATCAGCCCCACTCTTTCCCATTTCAACAAGCAACGTGTCAATTTCTTCAATCAAATCATTTCTTTGTACATTTAAATTAGTTGCTTTATTTAATATCTTCCAAAATCCCAATATTTCATCAGGACTGTTTGTGAACAATTCTTTAAATTCGTCCTCTGTCATTTTACGTAATTTATAAACTTTATCTTGAGAATCCCACAATTTCATATCTACTGTTATTAGTTTATCTATAAGACTTCCAATGGTATCACTCATTTATTTCTACTCCTAGCATAATAGTTCTTCCAAGACCAATAGTTAATTGTTTTATCTGGCTTCATAAAATCTTTACCGTATAATTGTATAAGTCTACCCTCTGGATTAGATGGGAATAGAATTTTCTGTTTATTTTTCCATTCAAATACTTTAGGTAGTTCATTGATATGATTACGATCTACAGCTAGTCTATTATTAAAATGTTCAAATCCTTTATTTATATTGTAACCTAATATTTTATCTTTATCAAAGTGCCAAAAATATAAATCTAGAAATGACTCCTCAAACACGACCCTAACTTCTGTACTACCTTTTACTATAAAACCGGTCTTTCTCTCAAGTTTATCTTTTATATGCATAAAATATGGAAGCCAAATATCTTCTAAAGAAATATCAGCATCTGTATCCCACGGGATAATATCATCATCTCTGTATAAACCTAGCAAAGTTCCAAAATCTGCCCAATAGTCAATGCCATTTTTAATAAGAAACTCAGCTGTTCTACTTACTAATGTTCTTAATTGATCTATTTTTTCCATCCCAAATCCTATCGTAAAAGAAATACATAACTATTTTGACAACAGTGTAAATAGGTGTGATAAGTGTTACACTAGACCAACTACCTGTGAATAAATAAACAATAGACCCACCTATACCCATTCCCAATATAACTTCGTATGTAAAGGCTTTAATAACATTTCGCCAGTACCCAATATCTTTTTTAAACTTCATCCATGCTCTATCATGCAGATAGAAAACTAACAGAAATGTGGCATGATGTACAACGGTTATATACGTGGTAACAATCCATTGTCTAGTAACAAGATATGTAATGGTAGCTAAAACAATAACTCCCATAACTCTCCAGATAATACTTTTTAGTGCTGAACTTGCTCTCTTTACTTCTTCCATTCAGATTTAATTTTCTCCTTTATTTCTGTTGAACTGTTATTAGGATAATAAGGCATTACTCTTACTTTGATTCCTTTCTTTTTAGCGATATCAAATGTTTCTTTTAAATCTTCTTTTGAATGACTTGTACTTTCAAATAAAACATCTACACCAATATCACATATATTATATATAGGTGAATAATCATTCTGTGGTACTACAATATCTACATATGGAAGTAGTTCAACCATTTCCATTCTATCTCGTAATCCGATAATTGGCTTCTGTTTCTTTTCCATAATAGCTTCATCTGTTAGAACGCCAACTATTAACTTATCACATAAAGCTCTACAGTTTTGTAAATGGAGCACATGCCCATAATGGAGAATATCTCCACAAACATAAGCATATCCAATTAATTTCCTATTTTCTGTATAAGTAAACATAAAACTCCTTTCGTTTATCCCATTAGAGTACAAGGCTCAGTAAAGAAGTGGTCTTGATATGATCTTTCCACTGTTAAGCCTTTCCTCCATTTATCAACACTATAACATTCTTTTGATAATCCACGATCAATTTCTAGTAACTTAATAATATCTAATCCTGCTTCCATAGAGAGTGTCATCCCACCACCAAACCTAGCATTTATCTCTATTAGGGCTGGTGCTCCCTTTCCTACAATAAACTGAAAATTAATTGGACCATATAATTGAAGTTTCCTTCCAACTTCTTTTACGTAGTACTGTAAGAGCTTATTTTCTTTTGTAGTACTAGAAACAACTTCTCCCCTTCCAATTATATTTCTTATTCTAGGTACTGAATCTACATAAGAATTCTTTTTATCAAAATAAGCATCAACTGAATATTCCACACCCTCTACAAATCTCTGACATACTTTATTATGTTGAACTATAAGCTCTGGAGACTCCTCTATTGTAATTCCCCTTGATCCATAACCAAATCTTGGTTTCACAATCATTTTCTTATGTACTTCTGGATACGGGTAAATAAACGGAAAATTACTTAACATAAAGGTTTCAAAAGATTGTTTATCAGTACAAATATTAGCAGTCTTTTCATCAGATACAATAATATTATCGTAGCCTCTTTGTTTTATTCTAGCCAAGATAGGAATTGCAGCATCCTGTAATGGAAATACAAAACTTGGATTAAAGCGTTTAATTGTATCTTCAATATCCCAGTAAATTTTCTTATCATCCCATTTCAAACCTTTTACAGTTCTGAAATAAGTAGAAACTGGTGCAGTAGAACATAATTCATAAAATATAGGAGTATAACCAGCTTGTTCAAAGCGTCTTCCAAGATCAACTCGTCTTCCACCTGCAATAAGCAATACGTTCTTCATAATCCTTTCCTTTCTAATGTAACCCTACTAAACTTTTATCGTGCTCCATCATCATAGAAACAAGATCACTAAAGCCAATAATAGACACCCAATTCAATCGTTGTTCAATCATAGAGGGGTCTGCCAACAATCGTTGAACATCTACAGGTCTAATATACTTTTCGTCAATTTCTACATATTTAGTATAGTCTAAATTTACATAGCTAAAGGCTTCTTTACAGAAATCTTCGACAGAATAATCAATACCTGTTCCAATCACAAAATCTGTTGGCTCACTATTTTGTAGCATAAGCCACATTGCTTTTACGTAATCCCCTGAAAAACCCCAATCACGTTTAGCAGAAATATTCCCTAAAAATAATTTATCTTGTAAACCAGCTTTTATTCTAACCACAGCATTTGTAATCTTTCTAGTAACAAACTCCTTCCGTCTACGTGGAGACTCATGATTAAATGCTAATCCAGATACAGCAAAGATTCCATAACTATCTTTATAGTTATTTGTATAATTATGTCCAGTTACCTTTGAAATTGCATAAGGACTTTCTGGATTCATTGGTGTATTTTCATGTTGTGGAACATCTCTAGAGTTTCCAAACATCTCACTAGAACTAGCTTGATAGAACTTAGTATTTGGTGAACAAGTTCTTATTGCCTCTAAAGCATTTAGTGTGCCAATTGTATTTATATTCAAAACTAAGGATGGATTATCCCAAGAAATAGGAATAAATGAGATAGCAGCCAAATTATAATACTCATCAGGTTTTATCTGATTTACAATTCCAAATACAGCCCCAGCATCAATTACATCAATTGATACACTTTTAAAATTCTCATGCTCCAATATTTTATACATATACTCTGGAATGTATCCAGTATGTTTTGGTCTAGATACTCCATATACTGTGTAGTTGAGTGATAGAAGATACTCTGCTAAGTAACTACCATCTTGCCCATAAACACCAGTAATTACTGCTGTTTTATTTTCCTTTTCCAATTTTATACCTCTTTATACTTTTATCTTGCACTACAAATGGATCATCATCATAGGAACCAGTCGGATTAAAAAATATCCAATTTTTACCTACTTGTGGATATGCTGGAACTTTAGGAGGCTTATTTGGTTTCTTCGGTCTAACTACATAATGCCTACTTTGTTTATTTTTTAAAGAGGCCAGGACTATACCAATAATCATTCCAAAGAAAAAATACCCTATATGTAAAAAGATAAAATCACTCATTTCATACTCTCTGGAAAATGGTCAACATTCACACCATGTTTTTCCATTAGTTCTTTAGTAGTAACAGAAAATTTATGTCCACATCTATTACCATCCTCATCAAGTAATCTATTACAGATAAAGGTTAGTTTATTATTTACTTCTGGATAGTGTACCCAGATTGTTGCAAGTAACATATTACATTCTGGACATAAAACATAAGACATTTTTTCTTTATAGAATTTTCTTGCTTTTTTCGTTAGAGTTTCTAATTCCTTTACAACTGACTCTGCTTTATCGGAAGCTCTATATTTTCTTGTTATATTTAAATCTGTTTGAAACTTGCTAATATCTGCACGTAAATCAGAAGAAACCCTAGATAATTTTTCTAGTACAGCAATATTACCAATATTAATTCCTTCTCCCCTAAGTTTATAAATTTCTATCTCATAATCTTCCAGACTTATAAGTGCTTGTACTAAAGCCCTAAGCATCATAATATCATTGGCATTTAGGTCGTCTAAATCATAGTCTACAGCTAGGGTATTGATTTTATCCTCAATACGAGATTCCATCGAATTATTTACAGACACTTTCTTCTGTTTCTTTTCCATAACTGCATTAAATTCATCTTCAGACATATCTTTGTATTGCCTAAGATTTCTAAGCTTTCTACTGTCTGGAATAGTAATTCTCTTATCTGCCAATATTTCCTCCTTTTATCCTTTCCTTTAGCTCATTTAAAAACACTAAACTAGCTGGGTCTATATAATCTAAACTTAAATCTAATGATTCAACTAAATCACGTGTAGAAAGTAATTTAACATCCTCTATAAGTGTATCAATCCTAATTTTTTCTAATGCAATAGCAGTAGCCCTACTTTTTTTATGAATAATATCCCTTTCACAGAATGTGCAATGTCCAAACTCCTTTATTTGCCTATTGTTTACCCATTTACTACATTTAGGACATTTCTCCTGATAGTTATCAATTCCACAAGCGGTGCACTTATCTCCAACCATTGCTTCTTCCCCACAATCTGGGCAACGCTTAGAGTATGGCCATGAGTACACTAGTTTACCATTTTCATCTCTAAGCTCACCAAAATTTATAACCTCACTAAAAAAAGAATTATTTCCGTTATCCATTATAAAGCTCCTTTACATATTTGAACTTGGCCTTTTTTCAGTTGCATACCAAGTAGCAACAAACATTTAGAACTTGATCTTATTTTAGTTGTATATCGAGTAACAACAAATATTTGACTACCAGTCTCCTCCCACCAGTATTAGACTGGAGATCAGGGAGGATTGCCATGAAAAACATGGACTTAATTGGGAATGAGTATCACATTTAGTGAAGCTCACGCAGAGACTAAATCTAGACCCAAATGTGATACCTTACCCAAACTTTCTCAGCTTCCGCACGTCTGCGAATCTTTAGGTCTGCTGATTAACCTCACCTTACATAGTAACTCATAAGGCTGTTTTGCCATGTTGTTAGCATGAATTACTGTAATATACTCCATGATCTGTATTATGCATCTGTGTATTTTTCTATATACGAGATTTGTCACAGAAAAGAAGCGTTAAAGAACGCATGATCCATAAGTGTATTACAGTATTATATCTGTACAGAGGCAGACCTTCCATATACTGCCCGTGCATTTTTGATTATACGCAGAACTTACGTATAGACCAGTACTGCTTCTGGCCGAGGTTTTGATCATACAGATAAGGCTCCCAGAAGTGGAATCGAACCACTAACCTAGCGGTTAACAGCCGCTCGCTCTACCAATTGAGCTATCTAGGAATGTCTAGCGGCACAGGCTGGGAATCGAACCCAGAACCACTAATTTTGGAGATTAGTGCTCTACCTAATTGAGCTACCTGTCCATATGCCTGTCTCTCCAGGCTGTCACTCTTTACAAAGGGAGCTATAGCTTTTAGGAACTATTGCATCTAGTAGGGGCAGAGGAATTTGAATCCCCAACCACTTGCGTCCAAGGCAAGTATTCTGCCAATTGAAATATGCCCCTATAATATTAGATTCTTGCCCCACAAACAGGACAGTATTTTCTATGCCCAGTAATAATTGATCCACAAGCTCTACAAGTTTGGTCAAATGAAAGTAAACGGTATAGTTTTAAATACCACATAGAGAAAATCCACAAGATAAACATGTTGAGCATCTACCATTTTTTACATAGTATGGGGATCCACATTCAGGGCAACATTCTTCCTCTACCTCTTCAACCTCATCTTTTTCTGTCATTTATTTTCTCCACTATCTTAATTATACCATGAAAGTGCACATTTTGTCAAATATTACTATTTTTTCATATTTATTTTTATTTTCCTAGCAGTATGTATAGAAAGGAATTTAGTATAGTTTTTATTATCTTTTAGATATTCCTCCAAATTTGTATTATTTATACATGATAGGTGGCAGAATATATTCATCTTATCTGGACGATCAATAGCTACAATCTGCTTAGAATCAGTCTTTAGTATCTCTTTATCACAAATAGGACATATAACTTTCACATGGATTACCTCTTTTTATAGTGCACGCTATATGGTGGCTATTATTTATTCAGAGTAGATGAATATTTCTGTAAAGTTGTTACCAATGATTCAGTTAGTAATTTCTCATCTTTTGTTATAATAAACTGAATTAAGCGAAGAATATCTGCCTTTGTTAATGGAACATACATAATATCATGACTCTTTTCACAACTATCTGCCATCAAAACATTTGTAAATTCTTTATGACAGATGGAACATTTATATTTAGACATTATTTTCTCCATGCGGATTTTTTCCGCAATTACTTAGTTACTTTCTTTTAATGGTTAATCTTTAAGTATTTAATGTTTAAGTACTTAATTACTTATAGTACTATTATAACACACTTTTCAATATTTGTCAAGGGTACAAGTAGATTTATGAGAGTTTTCTAATGTAACTGCATTAACCCTTGACTTTTTAGAAGAAGTGTGTTATAATATATACAGTGATTAGATTAAAAACATTTTCTGCTATTACTTATCTTTAATCTTTAATTAGTTATTGTTTGTTAGTACTTATAGATTATACCATATTTTTATCAATTTGTCAATAAGTTATTACCTAACATTAGAGTTTTCTAATAAACCTTGACTTTTTAGTAAAAGTATGTTATAATTATGTACACAATAACAAACAGTGAAAGGAGAGTATATGGAATTTATAGAAATTACAGATGTTATTCAAATGGGGACTTTTATTGATTACTGCTGTAAGTATAGTAAGGTTGTTCTTGATGTGGAAACTAGCTCATTAAATCCTATTACTTGTAAGTTGTATGTTATACAAATAGGAATTGGAGATAAAATATTTGTTTTCGATTGTTTAAAATTTAAAAATATTAATTATCTTATCGCTCTTATAGAAAATAAATTTGTTATAGGGCACAATATAAAATTTGATGTCTCTGTAATCTTTGCTAAGACTGGTATACTTCTAAAAAAATTATACTGTACAATGTATGCAGAAACCATTTTAAGAAATGGTGCCGAAGATTCAAAACGATTTTATTCTATGGGAGATTTATATTTAAAATACTTAGGTGTAGAAATAGATAAGTCTGTTAGAAAAGAATTTTATGAGCTTGGAGAATTGACTGAATTAACTTCAGATCAATTACAATACTCCGCTCTTGATGTAAAATACACTACAGAGATTTATGAGATTCAGAGTGAGCTTATTGCACAATTTGGTCAAGTAATGGACTTAGAAATGAGATTACTACCTGTAGTTGTTGATATGGAAATAAAAGGTGTTCCATTTGATAAAGAAGCTTGGTTAGCTTTATTAGAAAAAGCTGAGCCACAAGCAATTGAACAAAAAGAATTAGCTCTTGAATCTCTAACTGACATGCTACAATTAGAAAACTTTGATTCTGCTTTACAAGTAGCAGATAGATATAAGATTGCTGGAGCAAAGACGAAAAAAGCAAGAGAGGTTTTAGTAAATATTACTAAGCCAGAGGCAATTAGGTCTTATTTCAAATATGCTTTCAATCCAGGGTCTCACGTTCAAATAAAGTTGGCATTAGCTGATACTGGCTTATTGTTAAAGTCTACTGGAGCAAAGTATCTAAAACCATTCAGAGAAGGGAATAAGTTTATAGGGCATTTACTACAATACAGAGAATTTGCAAAACTTGTCTCCACTTATGGAGAAGAGTTTATTGAGAATATTGAGCCCTCTACAGGAAATTTACATGCCAATTTTAATCAGCTAATCGCTCATACTGGAAGATTCAGTTCGTCTAATCCAAACTTACAAAATATTCCAGCAGATATAAGTTATCGTTCTTGTTTTAGAGCACCAAAAGGATATAAAATAATTACTATTGATTATTCTCAACAAGAGCTACGGATAACAGCTAATTTTACAAAAGAAGCAATCATGATATTTGCTTACGTAAATAATCTTGATTTACATACAACCTCTGCTAGTTTGATATTTGAAACTCCATATGAGGAAGTAACAAAAGAACAGAGAACGATTGCTAAGGGTTATAATTTTGCTTTGATTTATGGTTCTACAGAATATGGTCTAGCACATAATTTTGGCTTTAGTGTTCAATTGGCTAGAGATTACCTAAATAAATATAAAGCTGGGCATCCAACATTATTTTTAGTGAAAGACGTTGTTGAAGACAAAGCAGTAGAGATAGGATATACTTCTACACTTCTTGGAAGACGTAGATACCTTCCAAAGAAAACATTTTTTCCTGGAGTTGATGGGTATAAAGAGAGGGATAAGCATATAAGTAGTTTACGCAGACAAGCATTCAATACTGTTATTCAGGGAACTGGTGCAGATATTATGAAAATTGCTATCTGTAATATTTTTTATGATAATCCATTTGGAAAGGATTTACGAATTATTTTGACTGTTCATGACGAAGTATCTTGTCTTGTAAAAGAAGATATAGCTGAGGAGGCAGAAGCATTTATAGCTAAGAGTATGAAAGAAGCAGAGCAACCTTTTCTTGGTAAAATTCCAGCAGAGGTTAGCTCGAAAATAGAAGATTTTTGGATAAAGTAAAGGAGTCTAATGGCAAAAGCTAAAAAACAGGGAGCTCTAAGTTTTATGGGTCTACTGAATAAAACCTACAGTGAAGAAACACTTAAAGAAATGATTTATGATGATAGACCACTTGAAGTTATACAGACAGGTTCTGTATCTTTAGATATATCAACAGGTATAGGTGGAATTCCACGGGGTAGAATAACTGAGATATACGGTCCAGAATCATCTGCAAAGACAACCTTATGCTTATCAATAGCAAAGAATTGTAGTGGCAAAGTTTTATATGTTGACCAAGAAAACGCAATAGATCATAAATATATCACAACTATCTCTGGTATAACTGATTTTGAAAGGTTTGTTCTTATACAGCCAGAGACTGGTGAACAGGCACTACAGATTTGTGAATATGGGATAACTTCAAAAGAGTTTGATTTAATAGTACTGGATTCTGTTGGAGCACTTGCTCCAGAGAAAGAAAAAGAAAAAGATTTAGGCGATGCAAATATTGCTCTTGTTAGCAGATTGCTTACTCAATTTTTGAGGCGTAATTCATTTGGAATACGTGCTTCAAACACCGCGGTTGTTTTTGTAAATCAAATTAGAGCAAATATTGGAAGCTTTTTTGGTGGGTTTGCTAGAACTGGTGGGAATGCTCTAAAGCATTATGATTCACTAGTAATTCAGTTGACACAAGGTGCAAAGATAAAAGACCCTAAAGATGATAAGATTATTATTGGGGCGTATACAAATTTTGTAATAAAGAAAAATAAACTTTCCGTTCCATTCAAAGCTTTCAAGTTTCCAATGTTTTTTGGGACTGGAATTGATAATACAATGGACTTAGTAGAGTTTGCTCTTATGCAAGGAATTTTAGATAAAAGGGGTAGTTATATTGCATTTGAAGGTGAGGTTTTAGGACACGGTGTAACAAAAACAGTGACAGCCTTAAATAGTGACAAAAGTCATCTTGACAATATTACAAAATTATGTTATAATTATTGTATAACAGAGAAGTTAATTGAAGAGCCTATTGAGGAAGAAAAGGAGGTAAGTAAGGATGGAACGGACAATCAGGGTAAAAAGGATTTATAGTTTAGGTAGTTTTCAAAACCTGGAATTGTACGATGAAATTTCAAATATTCCAGAGGATAAAGTACTTGATGATGAATACATTGAGGCTTTAGCAACGCACTTACTTTTACGAATGGAGGGAAGAGCTATAAAATATAATGAGATTTTAGAACTGACAAAGACAATGCCCAGAGATAAGGCAAAAGCCATTTTGGAAGAAACGGCTGTGACCACATTAGGCAACATTATAAAGAAAGAGGAGTAAGCAACTATGTTTGCAAATATTACAAAGCAAGAAGAACGTAAAGAATTTAAGAAAACTAATTATATTAGATTGAATGCTGGAGAGCATAATATACGGATTTTGGATCCAAATGCTACTGAGTATTTCCAGCACTTTGTAAATAGAAAATATCCAGTAAAATGTATTGGTGAGGATTGTCCAGTTTGTAGAAATAATAAACGGATTATTCTTGAGAATCCAAGTAACTTTAGAGATATCACTGGGTACTCTCCACGACAACAAAGATTTGTATTTAATGGCTTAGATAGAACAGTCGGAAAAATTTGCCCATCTTGTAATTCTGCTGTGAAAGCACAAGAAAATGGAAACATTCCTGGGGCTTGCCCATCATGTAATGCAATGTTAGCTGGTGTAGCTCCTGGTCCGATTAATGTTATTGGTCTTATTACAGTTGGTCCAACGTTAACTCAGCAGATTGTTATTGTTGATGAAAATACACGTAAAGAAGATGGAGAAAAAATTGGCTTGAATAATTATGATATTAAATTCGTAGTTACTGGAGCTGGAAGAACTAAGAATACAATGGTTGTTGCAGACCTTGGTACTAGAGGAGAAGTTGTAAATATGCCTGTGGCTGAGCTATTCTCCCATGATTCAGCCGCCATTTCATTGACTCGACCAGAGATTGAAGATTTGTTACGTGGAGTACAATTACGGGATATATTTGCCGCTCGTTCCACTGAGCCAGCTCTTCCAAAAGAAGACGCTGAATTTAAGAAAGCTGAAATTCAGGCAAGTATTTCTAAATCAGATGCAGAAGATATTGCAAATAAACTATTAGAACTTTAGTAAATAAATTTGTGGAGAGAGATAATCTCTCTCCACAGTAAGGTGTGTATGGACGAGAATATTGTCACTGTTTTTTATGATAGATTAGCTGATGCTAAGAACCCAGCTAGTTTTCTAGTTGGACTATATGCTCAAATCTTCTCTTTGCCATTCGATGCTAAGTTGATTCCACAAGTTGCTAAGTTGGTTAAACTTTTTGGAAGAAAAAATGTTTTTTTATCTATAGTTGATTTAGCTTTTGTTAAGCAGTTTAATCCAAAAGAGAATTGTTACCCATTACTATCATATATATGCAAAAGACGATTATCAGAATATGTAGATGATGCATACAATGATAGAAATCCAGTTGTAGATGTTGATAAAGTGTTTGAAAAAATTGATAAACAGTTACGCCGTAAATTAAGATTTAGGAGTCCATTTGATGAGTAATAACCTATTTTCTTCTGATGCTGAATTGGCTCTTATAAATTTGGTGTTTAGAAATAAAGATATGTTTTTTACACTTAGTGCAGTAAAGTCGTATATGTTTTCTTCTTCACCAAATCAATTATTATTTAGTACGTTAGCAGACCTTATTTTAGATGGTCTTGTACCTGATACAGAGCTTGTTTCTGTTCATTTAGAATCTAAGAATCTTTTAGCTTCTGTAGGTGGAAATGGTTATATACAACATATTTATTCATTAGAATATAATGAAAATAACCTAATGGAATATGAGAGAGTAGTTGTTAGCTCGTATAAAGCAAGAAAAATTATTTCGCTTTCATCAGGTGTCAACGAAGAAATAAGAATAACAGAGGATGTTGATTCTGTTATTTATAAGTATAAGAGAGAATTAGATTCTTTAGAGGCAGACTCAATTCATGGAGCGAGAGATTTAACAAGTATTCTTAAACAATCATGGGATGAATTATGTGATAGAGTAGAGAATCCAGGTGTTCAGGGTATTTCAACTGGACTAGCTGGATTAGATATAGCTACAAATGGTATGGCAGGAAATCAATTATGGATAGTCTCAGGAAGACCTGGCATGGGAAAAAGTTCAGTCATGGCTTCTTTAGCTTATAATCAAGCTAAGTTAGGTGTACCATCTATATTATTCTCATTAGAGATGAGTGAGACTAGTATTATAGAACGAGTTTTAGCGTCAGTAACTGGGATTTCATTAACAAGTATGAAGTTAGGGACACTTTCTCAAATTGAAATGAATAAGATTTCTGATGCTATAAAAACTATAAAAGAATATCCATTCTTTATTGATGCTAAGTACGATCCATCCATGACTGCGATTATCAGTAGTATACGTAGATTTGCTAAAACACGGGGTCTAAAAACAGTTTACATTGACTACTTACAATTATTGGCAAGAAGGGATTCAAATGCTACACAAGAGATTGGGCAAATCTGTAGAGATTTAAAATTATTGGCAAGAGAATTAGATATTACAATTGTTCTTGGATCACAGCTTAATCGTGGTGTTGAGATGAGAGATAATAAACGGCCAGTCTTACACGATTTACGTCAATCAGGTAATATTGAAGAGGATGCCGATATTGTTATTGGAATATATAGAGATGAGTTATATGATGCTAATACAAAGGATAAGGGCATAATGGAAACAATAATTTTAAAGAATCGCTCTGGTCCAACTGGTACTGTAGAACTTAAATTTATGGCAGACATCTGTAGAGTTTTTGGAGATAAGCATAAGTAATGGTCAGTAAATCGAAAGTTAAAGGAAGTAAGTTTGAACGGGATATTGCAGATAAATTTAATGAAGAAATTATTGACGGTAAATTTAAACGTGTAGCAGGGTCTGGGGCATTAGGAACAGTTTTGGATGAGCCAGCCCTAATGGGAGATGTAAAAGGTAGTGTGCCATCAATTCCAAGAGAGATGAAAATAGAGTGTAAAGTTGGGTATGGTGGTGCTAGTCAATTAACTTTTAAACGGGAGTGGCTAAATAAAATAATTATGGAAGCTAAAAGTGTATGGGGGCTCGGTTTTTTAGTTGGTAAGTTTTCTGGAGCACGTAAAGCAGATGGTGTTCAAGAATTCGTTGTTCTAGCTATTGAAGATTTTATATGGCTTGTGAATAATACAACTAAACTACGAGATGAGTTAGATTCCATGTATGATAAAATAGCCGAAAGCTAATGAATTGGAAAAAATTTATAACTTATATTAAGGAACATACGACAATAAACCCAGAGATTTTAGAGTATATTGCTTCATTGGAGATTTTACGTTTATTTGTTTGTGGGCTAAGTCCAGAGACAATAACTTATATTTATAATGATGATATCTCAGCGATTAATGCAACATTGGAAAATGTCTTTGGTGCCTTGTCTTCCTTACCGAAAGGAGATGCTGATTTATCTTTTTACTCTATATTTACTAAAACGTTTGAAGTAGAATATTTTATAAAGGAATGTTTATTGTTGAGTCCATATTATTCTATACAGTATTTAGAGAGAATGTTTGAGTACTGTATGACTTTCTATGAGATTGAACGAAAGGTTGATAAATTTTATGAGTAAACTTTTAGAAGCTCCAGATTTTGATGATATGGAGAAGTTGATTACTGAGATAGGGGCAATTAGTATAGAGACTTCATTACTGTCTTTGGATATAAAAAATACAGAGGCTAAGGTAATGAAGGAAGCCTACCTAAACAAAGACTTCTTTATTGATGGTAAACGGCCTTCTATAACGTACCTAACAAATACAATAAAACAGTTAGGTATTAACAATGAGCTTGTAGAACCACGCAAGAAATTAGTTGCTCTCTCTGTACTTTTAGAACAGAAGCAAAATATTCTAAATATGTATAAATCTATTATAGATGTTTGGCGTACTCAGAATGCAAACCAGCGGAAGGGTGCTTGGTAACTAATGAGAATAAGCCAATCAATGATAAAGGATTATCTAACATGTCCAAAACGTGCTTTTTATAGGCGTACCTACCCAGAGTTATCTGTACAGACTAGTGCAATGGCTGTTGGAAGTGCTGTACATGACTCTATTGAAAAAGATTGGAGGAATTTACCAAAAGCTCTTGCTAATTTAGAAAGATTATACACTAAGTATAATATTATTTCACAGAGTGCAAAAAATAAGATAGAGGCTTGTGTATATAATTTCTATGAAGAATTTTCTAGTCTATTATCGGAGGATGATGAAGTAGAAAAATATTTTAAACTTGATTTTCAGGGTGTAGATATAGTTGGCAAAATAGATAGAATAACCACATCAGGATTACTGATTGATTGGAAAACTTCTTCTTCACAGCCTTATAATCTTGACAATGATATTCAGTTTATGTTATATTATATAGCCTATGTAAAATTATATAGAAAGGAGCCAAAAGAAATTATATATGCACTACTCACGAAACCAAAGTCGTACAAGTTTACAATAAATAAAAGTAAGATTAATTATTTTAGTAACTATGTGTTTCCTTATGTTGTAAGTGGTATAAAGAATGAAGTATACCCTGCTATTGGAATGTATAATTACGGAAACTTTGTATGCAAGAATTGTAGTTACAGAGGAGTATGTCAAAAGGAGTTTAATAATGGGTAGTTGGTATGTTGAACAGTTGCTAAAGAATTTTATAGCTATAAAATCTGTTCCAACAGCAAATCAGAATATGCTTTTTGGTGAAAGTTATGGAGATTTACGACATGATATGTCTGATGATTACTATAATATTTTATCACTTGAAAAAGCTATTACAAGACTAGAAGATAATAAACAGTTTTCTGAATTAGAGACACAGATTTTAGAGTTTGTTATGGATGGAATGGTGCTATCAGATATAGCAAAAAAAGTTAAACTAACCACAATAACAATTATGAAAGTGTTTTCTATTATGTGCGGAAGGATAGGGTTTAGTCTTGGGGATGTTTTCACTAATGAAGGGTATTTGGAATATATGATAGAGAAGCATAACCTGACTGGTGAACAAATAGGAAGAACTAGGGAACTTTTATGGAGAACAGATGAATTTTAAAAAGGGTATTAGAGATATTATAAAATGTACACATAGACATCGTTTTGAAGAGCATCCTGCTTGTTTTGCTCAGGGAAAGGTAGTAGATGGTCGAAAACCAGCAGATAGAGCTCTACCGTGGTATAAAGAACCTGGACTAAAAGTAGGGTACTTAGATATTGAGGTTGACAATCTTAAAGCAGATTTTGGTGTTATTCTTACTTGGTGTATTAAAACAAAAGAAGGCGAAATTATCGCAGACAGAATCACCAAAAAAGATATTGTAACAAAGAATTATGATAAGACTGTTACTCAGCACCTTGTTGAAGCTATGCGGGATTACTCTATTATTGTTACATATTATGGTACACGCTTTGATATTCCATTTGTTCGTTCTAGAGCTTTATATCATAACTTAGATTTTCCTAGCTTTGGAGAAGTATATCATTGGGATTTGTATTACACAGTTAGAAATAAACTACAGCTTCATAATAGTACACTGAGAACTGCTACAAAATTCTTAGGTATTGATGGTAAAACAGAGATTGATTGGAGTGATTGGAGAGATGCTAAGTATGGTGACAATGCCGCTTTACAGCGAGTAATGGATCATAATGAGGGTGACGTAGAGATTCTTGAATCATTACACAATAGATTAGCACCATTCCAAAAATGGAACAGAAAGTCAATCTAATAAAAGCTTAGGCTGTAGGAAGGATAATATGTCGGAAGAAGAAGACTATATTGGTAAAGAGATTATATTAGATACAAAAACAATCAAGAATGAAAAAGGTCTCTGGGTAGCTACTATGGTGGTTACCCAGAAACGTACTACAAATCTACTAGAGTGGGAATCTGTAGAGAGTAAATTTAGGTCTGTTGCAAAAGAGTTTGGTTCAGCAGTGGCTGATGTAAATTTTTCTGCCCAACAGGTGCTTAAAGACTGTGAGTATGACTTATTCAGTAAGGAGGAATAGTGGAAAAAGATGCCCCAAAACTACTTATAAAAAATATTCCACATCTAAATACACTTGTATTACAACAAGTTGGTGGGAAAGGTTTTTTTATTGCTACAAATAACTCTATAGTTATTGGGATAGATAGCTTAGCTTTTATCCTTCATTTTCTCGTAATGGATGGGGCTATCTCACATAAGGTATTAGAAGGAATTTTAGAGGAGTATCACTCGGATAGGAAAGGAGAATAAGATGCTTGGAAATAGATATGTTATCTTCATAGGAGGTAAAGCAGGGGCTGGTAAAAGTACAATAGCAGATGAGTTAAATGATGTATTGAATACTAAATACAAGTCTGTAGTTTTACCAGTAGCGTCTAGTTTAAAAAGAATTTGCTCATTTCTTGGTTGGGATGGGGAAAAGGATGAAAGAGGACGGAAACTACTAATAGACTGTGGAAAGGTATTTAGGGAGTATGATAAAGATGTTTGGATAAAGAAATCACTCAATACTTTATTTAGTTGTGGGAAAGATTTTGATTTTATTATTATTGATGATTGGCGATATCCAAATGAGGTTGATTTTGTAACTGAAGCACATGTTGGTGTTCCAATAACCTTTATAATTAATCGTCCATATTCTGATACACTTTTAGATTCCCCTCTAGGGCTAACAGATTCTGAAACTAGCCTAGATAAGTATAGACCACATGGACTTATCAATAATAATGGTACTATCTCTAAAGAACATATTGTTGAAGATATGTATGTTTATATACAAACAATGATAAAAGAATGGTAATTAAAGGAGAATTATTATGACTGTATTGACTTCTGGCGGCTTGACCGCCTTGTTCGTAGAATTTATTAAATTTGTGGTACGAAAGATTGCAAAGAATCCAGAGTTGGATCTTCCAGCTTTATTCTATGTATTGGCTATTCCAATTATTAATATTTTTATGCCCTTTGCTTTGTTTTGGCTTGGGATTAGCGTTGAATCACCGGTATTGGCTATGAGTTGGCTTGTACTTTTGAAGTTTACTATTATGGTAGCTTTAGCTTCATTGGTGTCCTACTTTGGTTATGATGCCGCTATCAAACCTCTGAAAACATATTCACGAGAGCTTAAAGCAGGATAAGAATTAATCAGACTAAAACTGTCTTATTTAGCATATTGACAGTTTTAGTCTTTTGTATGAATGTCATATTAAAGACATGACATTTGTCATTTGTATTATGTCTATGATTTTGTTATAATGATACTATAGAGATGAAAAACGAGCAAGGGTCAGCGTTATTCATTTTGTCATTGTAGACATAACTTGTTGAAGAGTATCTTATGGTGCAGTTCCATATATGTCTATTTGGAAAGGAGGTTTATGTACTCAAAGTTACTAATTGTTAGATCGTTGGTGCAACGAATTAAATCTACATATTCTCTTGCAGATGTACGTGTATCATTCTCAAGCAATATTATTAGTGGAGAAGTTTTCGTTGTAACAGAAGATGGAAAGGTTTTGCTTTTATTTTCGTTTACAAATTTAGATGATATGATTAACCAATTAAAAGCAATTATTAGTGATAAGGAAAATAATATTATAGTAAGGAAAGGATTATGAAATGAAAGCTTGCGATCCTCCTAGTGGAGATGATGGTGGAATGACTGATTTAGATATTGCTGAATTGTATGATTACGATGAAACGGCACAAGAGTTTGTAGAGTTAGCCGCAAGTGTAGCGGCAGAGGATTCATATGACTAGAATTTTAAAGGAACGGAAATATAAGGCAGGATATGTAGTAAAGAGAATTGAGTATGATGCTGATGAGAATGCCTCTGAAAAGGTAATGATTATTACTTCAGCTTTTACTCCAGAGGGTCATTTTATTGGGCCGTCACGTTTTGCAAAGAAATTATGTGTTGATATGGGGATTGCTCCTGAGTTATCAAATCCAGAAGATAAAGTTTGTTCAATTGGTTTTAGCAAAACAATGAATAAATGGTATGGTTGGTCACATAAGGCATTTTTTGGTTTTGAGATTGGTGATAAAGTTGAAGCAGGTAATCTTACTAATACCTCTGGATGGTCTGATGAACATTTGAAAAAGCACCCAGAAGATAGTAAAGCTTTAGAAGTTGGGTTTACAGCCGAGACTTTAGAAGATTGTAAACTAATGGCAATTGCTTATGCAGACGCTGTAGGGTAGGTTAGGTATGTTTGGTGCCACTTTTATTTGTGGCACCATTCTTTATATGGAGGTAAGGATGAATAAAAAGTGTCCGTTTTGCGGATGTGATCCGAATTTACTTACTGGTGATTTAGATCGAGTGTACTATGTTGTTGAGTGTCGTAAGTGCGGTATAGAAACAATGCAATTTAAGACCGAAGCCGAAGCCTGGGCCGCCTGGAATACTCGCCCTGAAGAAGATAGGTTGAATGCTGAGATAGAAAGATTGAAAAAACAAATTACAGGAATTTATGAACTTCTTGAAATGCAGGGATATATTGTATTAAACTCACCAGTTGTTAAAAGTGGGCTGTAGATATGAAAGGATTAACATGGCTAAAGTTTTATTTTTAGATGATAGTGAAGATAGGATAGATAGAGCAAAGAAGTTTCATGGTAAGTATAATGATAATGTACACTATTGTAAAACAGCCACAGAAGCAATAGAGGCACTTAAAAACTCTGAGTTTGATGTTATTAAATTAGACCATGATTTAGGTGGTGAAGTATTTGTAGATTCTTTTAGAGAAGATTGTGGAATGGAAGTTGTTAGATGGATGTGTGATAATTATAAATATAAAAATGTACTAATTGTTGTCCATACATGGAATATTGAAGCAGGAAAAGAGATGAGTAAAAAGCTTGTTGACAGTGGGTTTACTTCTGTGTCAAGGGTTCCATTTGGATATGAAGGGATTTTATAATGCAAATTACTGAAAGATTACCACTAAAAGATTATTTACTAGATGATGCTAGAGAAGAATCCTTTTTAGTTAGTGGGCTTATACTTCCAAAGCCAGCGAAGTTGTTTTGTTGCCCACGCTGTAGGAGAGTATGGCCGTTACCCCCAAAAGATACATCAATTGATTGCTCATGTGGTTTAGAAATTATAGCTGATAATCATCCAATGTATTTAGGACAGTTTATGGGAGATTTTGTACCAACAGACTTAATAATAACTGGTGAAGTAGAATTAGATAAATTTGGAGCAGTTAGGAAATGGTAAAATTTTATACACCTATTCGGCGAATTTATTGTGAAAACTTTGGAAGCTATAGTATTTTTAGAGAGATGCAATATATCACACTTTGCCTTAGTTGGCGGTTTCCATTTATATCTATTAGGTGGTTAAGAAAGGAAGAATAATGTTAAGAATTACAGTAGAGCTTATTCCATTTGGAGATGAGACTAAAAAAGAAGTATTAGACAGGATAGTTATAGAAAATAAAGGTGAGTCTAAAAATGGTGCTCCATATTATGATTATAAACTCTTTTCTTCTAAGTTTCTAAAGGAGACTGAGTTTGGTAACGTTGATAGAAGAATGAATGTATGGATGTTTTTATCTGTTTTACTATATAAATATTTTATAACAGGAAAGAAAGAACATAGTAGTCAGGATTATTTTAGTTATGAATAAGATTTTTTTTACTGCTGATACACATTTTGGCCATAGTAAGATTATAGGTTATTGTAAGAGACCATTTAAAGATGTAGAGGAGATGGATAATGAAATAATAAAAAGATGGAATTCTGTTATTACTAATAATGACACCATATATCATTTAGGTGACTTTGCATTTGGAAATAGATTTGATAAATATTTTGATAGATTGAATGGTAAGATTATTCTTATAAGTGGCAACCATGATAGATTAGCCATTAAGAATAAAGAAAAGTTTTTTGATTTTTATGACACCATTCACGAAATAAGAATAAAGGGAAAGCTGTTTGTTTTATGTCATTATGCAATGAGGGTTTGGAATAAATCGTATCATGGCTCTTATCATATTTACGGGCATAGCCATGGAACATTAACACATTCACAGGGATCATCTTCTTTTGATTGTGGAGTTGATACAAATAATTTCTATCCATATTCCTATAGAGATGCTGTTAGGAAGATATTAAAGAATGGAAAGTACAGACATTAGAGATTGGAGATATTTGTGAAAAGAAGTAAAGTACTCAATATATTTTCTGATAAATTGGAATGGATAAAGACTTTAGATGTAGATAAACTAAAGGAAAAAGAAATAATTATTCTATACTATATTTTATATTATACATACACATGGGTAAAGGATAATACCACTGGGGAAATTACATTGGTAAATCCATACCATATAAAGAATAGGTCAGATTTAACTAGAATCTCTTATATAGAGATTGGGTTTAAAAAGAAACTCATTGATATATTTTGTATGTATAAGGATCGCTGTTTACGGTCTGGGTTAGAATTATTTGTTGGGCAATTTAGTAATCCAAAAGACTTTAGCTTTTCAATTACTACCATAGATGGAGAGTTTGTTACAATCATCTCTAATAAAGGAAATATGGTAACCAGTAGTGATATTGAGTTTGGATTATCTATTTATAAGGCCGCTTGCAAATTAAAGATTTATAGTTTATTGGACAGAGTACATGAAATGCCCAACGTGTAATGGTTGTTTTGAAATAGTGTATAAGGATAACATTCGTTATCTGTATTGTTTTCTATGTATGAAATATTATGCAATAGAGAATAAGAAATTAGTGGATAAAACTAAGTTATTTATATAAAGGAGATTGTAATGTCAACAGAACGGGAAATTAAGGCCGCAGGAATGGAAATTGATAAGGAAAATGGTTGGATTGATAGGAACTTTGTAGAGCTAGAAAAGGTTCTTATTGAGCTAAATAATGATGTGGCTGATTTATCAGAAGCTTTGGGAGAGGTTTGTGTTTCTCCTGCTCCAAGTACAGGCATATCTGAGCTTGAGAAAGATGATAGAAATCAAAGCTTACTCGCAAAAAAAATAGCAACTGCTACAGGTAGAGTAAGAGACACACATGAAATTGTTAAATCAATGTATAGATTATTAGACCTTTAGGATAGTACCATGACTGAAAAGGAGTATTTTGAAATTGGGTTTGTTGTATTTATAAGTTTATATACGATAAGGTTGTATTCTTATATAGAAAAGGGAATTATAGGTGATATCCTATTAGATGTTTTATTTCTTACATATAAAGTAATTGCAATTTCTATATTTTGGTACCCTGTTATGTTCTATCTATTATTTACACGAGGAATTAGTGCGTTTTTCTATTTAGTTGATATGTCTATAAAGCTTTCAGACTATATAAAGGAAAGGATAGGATGATTACTAAAGGAGAATTAAGAACAACTATAAAAGAAGATAATGTATTTATTGATTATCTTCAAACGTTGTGTGATGATTGGGAAAGATATTATACAGAGTGTGTTGATTTAAACAAAGAGAAGGATGCTACTATTGAGGGGCTGTATAAAACCATTGATATGCTTGAAGAAAATTTAGACAAAAATATAGAAGACTCTGAACAGCATATTAAAAAATTGGAAGAAGAAGTAAAGCAGTTATTAAATCTTATGGATGAGCAAGACTGTCTTAGTATTTCAAAAAATGATGATGGTGAGTGGGAGTGTGATTGGGATTATTGCTATTGAGAAGGAGAATATTATGGTAGAGCTTTTTTTTATTTTAGTCGGTTTGTTTACTTTATATATTAGTATCCGTGTTTGCCTTGCTGTATAATGAGTACTCTTTTAGAATCAATTGTTGGTTCAGACTTTGAATTGGAGGGTAGTGGAAGGTGGAAACATGCTGTAGAACATGATTCATTAGTTTTAGATATTGATAGACAACTGTTCTTTTGGAACTCAAGAAATATTGTTGGAGACGTTTACACTTATCTAATAAAGGTAAAAGGATATACATTTACAAAGGCTAAAGAGCGTGTTAGGGATGCAAATAAGTATGTTGCACCAATAGTAGCAAAGAATGCTACAAGAGATAACTTTGTAGTGTATCCTAAACTTGTTGAAATGTTTTTTGAAAATGGAAAGAATAACAGAGACTATTGGTATAATAAACGTGGTTACACAGACGAAACAATAGACAGATTTAGGTTAGGGTACTTTGAAGAATACTACACAATTCCTCTGTATAAAGATGGAGAATTTACGAATTTTCAACTAAGAAAAGAGATACCTAAGAAAACAATTAGGCTCTACTATAAGAAATATTCTGAAATAGTCCTGTATAATACAGAGGCATTAGCTACTACAGAGGTTGTGTACATTTGTGAAGGCCCAGTAGATGCAATAATGCTAGAACAGAATGGATTTCCAGCGGTAGCCCAAAGTACTGGAGCTACTGGATGGCAGAATGAATGGTTTAGATATTTTGCAGGACAGAAGGAGATTTACATTGTTTATGATAATGATAAAGCTGGGCTTAAAGGTGCTATAAAGGTAGCTGAGAATCTTGGTTTGTATAGGTCACATATATATACGTTCAGTGGTTTTGAAGATAAGTATGATATAACTGATTTCTTTAGTGATGGAAATACAGCTAAAGATTTTGAAAAGCTTGTAAAGGAAAATAGTAAGTATGCTTTTGAATTTCCTAGTAAAGTAACTAAAAGGAAAAAATATAATAAAGGAGATCAAAGATGAGGATCGGGTTTGATTTAGATGGTGTGGTGTATCCTTGGCATGAGGTTTTATATAATCATGTTAAAGAGAATAAGCTTAAAGGGTATGATATGTCTTATGATGAATATTGGATGAGAGCTCCAGTGGAATTTTCTCAAATGTATTGGGACTTTGTTAAAGATATTGTTCCTCTTTATGATAAAAGACCTATGACTATAGAAATAGAAAATTTTTTACTTAAACTACAAGAGGATGGGCATTCTATTTATTTTGTAACACAGAGGGATGCTAGTAAATTAACTTTAGTTACTGAGACATGGCTAAATAGAACAAAGTTAGAGGATTATGAGTTATACTTTGTAGAGAGAAAGGATATCTCAAGTGTACTTTTAAATTTAGATATATTTGTTGAGGACAGAATATCTAATGTAAAACAATTACGAAAGGTTGCTACTACTTTCTTAGTGACGCACCCATTCAATATTGGATGTGAAATTGAGGGAGTATTTAGAATTCCACATGTAACTGATTTAGCTATATATTTGGAGATGGTAAAATGAAAAGTGTACGAGTCGCTAAAATAAGAGAAGAAGGTATATTACCAAAACGCAAGAATCCAACAGATGCAGGGATGGATTTCTTTGCTCCAGAGAAAATATATGTTGCTCCTCATTCTATACGAGTAGTTGCTACTGGGGTTAGTGTAGAAATACCAGAAGGGTATATGTTACTTATAAAACCGAAGGGAGGCTCTAATCATTTAGTAGGTGCAGGTGTTGGGGATGCTTTTTATCATCCAGGTGAGATTTTTGTAAAGGTATTCAATGCTACAGGTGCACCTGTTTTACTGGAGAAAGGAAAAGGTATTGCTCAGGGAGTTTTTATTAAAGTGGATACTCCAGAATTGATAGAAGTACCTATTGAGGAATTAGCTAATAAATCAAAGAGAAGTGCTGTTGGTGGAATAACTCAACAAGGAACTCTTCAATTTATGAGTAAAATTACGGGCTTATCTAAAGATGATGGAAAGGAAGTAGTTGATGTTGCATATAGAAAATAATTTAGGGGAGTTGTTGCCTAGAAAGAATCTACCACGTTCTCCATTACAGTATCCAGGAGGAAAATCAAAAGCTATTCGACAAATACTAGCATGTATTCCATGGGAAGTAGAAAAAATTATCTCCCCATTTGTTGGTGGGGCTTGGGTAGAGTTATCTACTGCCTCAGTAGGAGTAAAAACAAAGTGTTACGATGGTTATCCATTATTGGTAGATTTTTGGAAGGAAGTTATAGACAACGCAGAAGGTGTTGCAAAAGCTGCAATGGAGTTTTTACCTATTTCTGTTGATGATTTTAAAGCCCTAAAGAAGACTGTATACAAAACTCAGTATCAAAAAGCTGTACAGTTCTATGTTTTAAATAGAGCCTCTTTCTCAGGTAGAGGAATGTCTGGAAGTATGGCAAAGAAACAAAAAGGCTTCAAAGAGTCTAATGTAAACTTTTTATCTAAATTCAAAGTAGATAACTTCTCTGTAGATTTACAGGATTTTAGAGATACAATAAATAATAATACAGAGGATACGTTTATGTTTCTTGATCCCCCTTATGCTTTAGGTAATAATTCTGAGTATTATGGTAAAGATGGTAGTTTACATAAAGGATTCCCTCATGAAGAACTAAGAGACCTTCTTACGAATAAACTGAATTGGATTATGACTTATAATAATTCAGATTATATAGGTAACTTGTACAGAGATTTTATAAGAGCAGAGCCTGAACAGTGGGCTTATGGAATGTTCCCAGGTGCTGAAAAGTCACGGGAAGTATTTATATTCAGTAAAGATTATCAAGGTTTATTATTAAAATAAGGGATTATCTATGTTAAATGATGTAGCAAACAGAATATTCAAGATGAAGTATGCTGTGGATCCAAAAGAAACATGGGAAGAGGCTTGCTGGAGAGTAAGTTCAACAGTGGCTAATGCAGAACTTTCATATGGTAAAACAAAAGAAGAAGTCTCCAAGTTAGCTGGAGACTTCTTCAATATGATTAGTAATAATGCTTTTCTTCCAGGTGGGAGAGTTATAGCTAATGCTGGTACTGGTATAAAGAATCTTATGAACTGCTTTGTGATTCCAATAGAGGACTCACGAAAATCATTATATGATGCTTTAGGTAAGTCTGCTGAAGTGTTTGCTTGGGGAGGGGGAGTAGGATATAATTTCTCTCGTATTAGAGAAAAGGGTGCTGAGATAAAAACTACTGGAGGTAAGGCTTGTTTGACTGGTGACACAGTTGTATATAAAGATAGTGCAAGATGGAAACAAAAAGAGGAAGTAACTCTTTCCACATTATTTGATAGAAGGTCTAGAGGCAAGGTTTTTCCTCTTATTAGGTGTATGAAAGAAAATAATTCATTGGGTCTAAATAGTATAGTGGATATTATTTACAATGGAGAGGAAAAGGTCTATAAAATAACCACAGAAGACGGATATTCAATAAAGGCGACAAGTAATCATAGGTTTTTAAATTCTAAACATGATTGGCAAGAAACAAAACAATTCTCTGTTGGAGACTTAATTGCAGTAGGAAATCCAAGATTACACAAGGAAATATACTTTGATAAGATTATTTCCATTGAATATGTTGGTATTGAGAAGGTGTATGATTTAGCGATGAAAAAGCCGTTTCATAATTTTATTGCAAATGGATTTATTTCACATAATTCTGGTCCATTATCTTTTATGACCTTGTTTGACCATACAGGAGAAGTAATACAACAGGCTTCTAGAAGAGGAGCACAGATGGGTATTATGAATATTACTCATCCAGATGTTATTGAATTTATAGATTATAAATCTACATTAACTGAAAAAAATAAACGCCTGATTAGTGAATTCCAGGCGTATTCTAAGGATGCTGGAAACATTGAAGATTTATCTCATGTATTACAGAACAATCAACTAACTCATTTCAATGTCTCTATTGGAATTACAGATGATTTTATGGAAGCAGTTATTGAGGATAAGAATTGGAATTTATTATCTGTTGTTGATAAGAAGGTAGTAAAAACTGTACCAGCCAGAGCTATTTTATATAATATTGCTTTACGGGCTTGGGAGTCTGGAGATCCAGGAATTCTATTCTTAGATAGAGTAAACAAAGATAATATAGTTAGGAAGTATAAGGGAGATATAGATACGACCAACCCATGCGGTGAAGTCCCCCTATTACCACATGAATCATGTTGCTTAGGTAGTATTAACTTACATAGTGTATATGATTTTAACACGAAGGCACTCAATTTAGAGTTCTTAGAGTTTTTAGTTAGAAAGTCCGTAAGATTTCTTGATAATGTTCAGACGATCTCGGAGACCCAGATTGATGAAATCAACACTACATCCAAAGCATTGCGTAGGCTTGGTGTAGGTGTTATGGGGTTTGCTGATTTGTTAGCAGAGCTGGAGATGCCATATAATTCCAAAGATGCTATAACTCTCGCAAATTATTTAGGATGGTTTATTTCATTCTTTGCTATATTGGAGTCAAATGTACTTGCAGAAGAACGCGGAACATTTCCTGATTATGATGCGGAGCAGATTGACTTCTCATCAGTAAATAGAGTATTAAATTCCCCACTATCTGGAATAAATAAACCTATTGAACGTACTGACTTTCCATTACGGAATGTATCAGTTACATCAATAGCACCAACAGGAAGTATTGCTTTACTAGCTGGAGTAAATTCTGGTATTGAACCATTCTTTGCTTTAGCTTACACTAGATATATAACAGAGGGTGTTGGTAATTCTGTAAAGGATAAGATTGTAGAAGTAAACCCAATTCTATTTAGAAAACTAGAAGAATATGGGGTTGAAAATTTAGAGGAAATAAAGAAAGAAATTATAGCTAAAGGCTCACTACAAGATATAGATGGAGTTCCAGATAAGCTTAAGGAAGTATTTATTACTGCTCATGATCTTGATTGGAAAGACCATGTAAACATGCAATCAGCATGGCAAGAGTATATTACCAATAGTATTAGTAAAACAATTAATTGTCCAACTAATACTACAGTAGATGAAGTATTTGCTATGTATATTTATATGTGGAAGTCAGAGTTAAAAGGAGGCACAATTTACAGAGATAAATCTAAGTTTTTCCAGATACTGAATAAATGATATAACCATAAAAAAAGAGCCCGATGGACTTTCCCATCGGGCTCTTTTTAATTAAGTAAAACTATTTTATTACGAGTATAGTTTATTCCCTACCTCTAAATATTCAAACAATTTATCGCTTTGCCAGGCTCTTTCGCTAATATATGTGGTATTACATTTTATACCTTGTTCCATCATAGCATGTGCCTTTGAGATTCTTGCACTATTTGCAACACTTTTTGCAATATATGCCACAAAATCCAGTTCACAAAGCAATACGTTAAGATTCTTTGGATTATCATATAATAGAGTAGCAGATATAACAGCAGTTATTGCATATTTTGTTCTAGTGTCTGTGGTACATGCTAGTAGTATATTTTCAGCCTCCTCTCTTACCATAATTATTTCTTTTTCTGTTGCTTTACCATCTGCATATAATCTTGCTGTTTCTATTGCTTTTCTTAGGATTTTATCATACGGATTCTCATTCTCAAACATAGGTAATATTCTATCAACACAATCGTAAGTAAAAAGTCTGACCAGTCTTTTATCCAAAAGCCCAACTCTGCGTAGTAGTCTAACTTTTTTTGTAACAATTTTATCACCAGATAATAAAGTTTTTCCTTTACATTCCGCTTCATAAACTCCCAAATTAATCCAGTCAATTAGGAAGTTTCTTGTAATAAGATGGTATCCATTTTTACATACTACTAGTTTATCATTAATTTTTGGCATCCATTTACCTGGTGTATCACCATCAGGTAGAGACCAAACACAGTTACCGCCATGGCATGAGTTCCCGCCACCACGTAGTACTTTGTATAATTTTACAGATTTATTTAGTTTCATTTTACTTCTTCCTCTAAAATTTCCATTAATTTTCCTGAATTTATACCAGAATCACAAAATATATTACATGCTTCATCATGCGTTCGATTGATAATATCTTTTAATCTTTCCATTTCTGTTCTCAATTTTTTTATTGATATTTTTTGTATTCCACAACGTGTCTGTAAATAAGATGTTGTCCCCGATTCAATATCATTTTCTGGGCGGTAATCCCAGGATTGCCAAGCTTCTTTTTCTGTATTAAATGCTTCTTGTCTTCTCCAACCACAATCAAATAACCTAGAGCATACTACATAGAATTGATTATAAAATTCTGTTTGCATAAGTACACCATCACTATTACACACTGGGCATTTCTCATTTTCACTCATTTAATTCTCCTCTTTATATATTTCTTTAGTCAGTTCTGCCAATCTACTAAGTATATCCTTATTGTCAATAAAAAAGTCTTCCACACCATCCCGTAGATATTCTCTACGTTCCCTAGAGGGTACAGCATTTACTGGCCAATCTTCTCTCCAATCTTTGTAATCACATGTTACAAATTGAATATTACTTAATCCAATATAGTTAAACTCTTTGATAGTTTCTGGTGGAGGTATTAATTGTTTACCCTCAGAATACCACTCAATTTCTTCTAATGGTGTTTGATTAATCATTCTCCGTAGATACTGTATAAGATTCACTGTTTCAATATCAATTCTCATTTTAATTCTCCTAATCCATATTATATTGTTCTTTAATTTTCTTAGTAATAAACTCTAGTGGACAATTATTAAGCATCCATACATCAATGTGTTTTGGGAAGTTTGAAATCACGTGATTTTTCCCATCATTCCACTCTTTCATTCTGATATTTGTAATATGTTCATTACTAGCATAATAAAAATATGGTAAAGCACTCTTTTTATTTTTCTTACACCATTCAAAAAACTCAAGAAATTCTTGTGTTGTGCCATAGATTTTATCAATAGCAGCCATTCTATTCCTCCTTTTTTACATCCATACAAAACCTTCACTATCCACTTTTGATTGTTTTTGTTCCATATTAGATAGAAATACAAACTCTTTATTACCATAATGATCTTCTTTAGTACCAGCAGTTAGCCAAATATGTCCATCCTCTGCATCAGTTAATGTAAATCCTTTCCATCCTTCTGATAGTATAGATTTATATGTTACTCTTGCCAATGGTTCTTCAGAGAATTTATTAGCTATTTCTATAGCAGCAGATATAAATTCAGTTCTGAATCCAAGATGCTCATCAGGAGTTACTAAAGCTATCACAGTGCCCATTTTAAACATATCCTTATATGTTCCATAAAAATCAAATTCCATTATCTTATCCTTTTCTATATCCAAATAAACCCATCTTTATCCACTACACCCGCCTTTTTTGGTGTATATTCAAACACAAATTTATTATTTAAATCAACGCCAGCATGTAACCATATATGCTTATCTTCACAGTCGATAATATTAAATCCTTTAAAACCATGTTCTTCATAAAGTCCTTTATATACTACGGTTGCCAAAGGAGTTATGGGGAATTTACTACGGATAGCTTCTAAACCAGTTGTAGCTGATGGTATATGTGTTGTTCTGTAATACCCATTATCCTCAGTAACTTTACATAGAATATTATCCATTTTATACATAGTTCTATACACTCCATAAAAACAATATGTTACAGTGGGCATTACCTTCTCCTTCTTCTTTTCTCTGGGATATCCTTTAGTGAGTATACTGGTACTATATGTTCAGTAACTGTTACCAGAGTATCAATGTTTTTAATAATCTCTTCTATTGGTTTATACGCTCCAGCACATTCATCAAGAGTTTCTGGAGTTACACTTGTTGTATAAACCTCAGACATCTCACTTTCATATGTAGCCATGCTAAGTTTTCTCTTTGCATCACCACGTGAATATAGTCTACCAGCCCCGTGTGGAGCAGAATAGTTTGCATCTTTATTCCCAAGACCAGCACATAGTAAAGCCCCATCCCTCATATTGATTGGGATAATTAGCCGTTCACCCTCTTTGGCAGAGACTGCACCTTTTCTAATAATTCTTGAATCTTCAATATAGTTATGGACCGATGAGAATTGATGAATAGGTGTAAATCCCATACCTTCGATGATAACCTCTGCTATGGCTTTTCTGTTTAGCTCTGCATATTCCTGGGCTACCTTCATATCCATCATGTAACCATCAAAGTTTACTCCTTCTAGATAACACAATGCCTCTGGTGGTGTCCTTAAAAAATTTCCTTTAAGTCTATCTTGGATAGTACCTTCTTCATTTGTTTTCTTTGCATGGGCAATTACATCCTCCCTATATTTAATTTTGGCTATACCAATGGTCTCAATAGCTCTTCTTTGCCAAAAATTAGCTATCCTGAACCCTAAATTTCTACTACCAGTATGGATTAGTAAATATTTATTTCCTTGGTTATCTTTATCTATCTCAATAAAATGATTGCCACTTCCGAGAGTTCCAATGGCTAATTTATGCTTTGGCTTGTAAACATCTGAATAACAGCATAGATCACGTAGTCTTGTTTCTTCCAATAACCTATGAGGTTTACTTCTAACATGAAATCCAGTTGGGATATTTGTTCTAATAAAGTTTTCTAATTTATCAAAATCAATATCCACCTTTCCTAGATGTACAACTCTAACCCCACAGCCAATATCTACCCCAATGAGGTTTGGTACAATCTTCTTATTCTCTTTCAGATCAATAGTTGTTCCAATTACACATCCAGCACCAGCATGTAAATCTGGCATCATTCTAATAGCCCATCCAGCAGTAAATTGTTGGTTACACAATTCAATGATTTGGTCTTTGGCAGTCTCTTCAACTTCATTTGCATATACTACTGCTTCATTATATTTACCAGAAATTTTTAACATTTTATTTATCCTCTCCACTTATAATAGGCATTAGTTTATTAAATCCACGCCATTCTTCTAACATAACTTCCATTGTTTCTGAGTCTATTTCTAATTTTGGGAAAATATTTCCATAATGATTGTCAAAAAACTTCATAATTGCTCCCATATTTCCAGAGATAGATATATAATATGGAGAAATAAAGATATTATAGTCTCCCTCTGCATTATATATAAAGTAATCATTATTTCCATTATACTTAAAACGTAAGACCCATATCATACTAAAATCATCACTATCATATCTAAGTTTCATTATATTATTTGCTTGTTTTACTTTTTCCATTAGTTCTTTTTCTGTAAGTAATTCTTTAACCATTTTGTTCTCCATCTTAGCTCCTTTTCATATGTATAAGGCATGTAATATAAGCTCTAATCAATAACCAGTCAGTTTCTGACATACACATTACTAAATCATCCACATGGGTCGTTAACTGCTCTTTAAACCTTTTATCGAACCATTCAAAATTAACTCTAACAAAATAAAACATACGGTGTGTTTTGGATAATTCAATCACCATAGCACAACCAATATTTTTCGGGATTTCCTCAACTATTTCTTCTGGTCTAAGAAAAGCATAAAAAGCAGAAGATAGCATATAGGTAGACCGTGTGTCATTTGGAATTTTACTGAGTAGCCAACTCGCTATACTGCTACGTCCAAAAGCTAAATCCCACCCAGGTGTAAGTTCATTATATATATCACTATAAAAATCAAACTCTCCATGCTTAATTAGATGGATTATAAATACATACAGATGAGTTGGTATTTCATTTTCTATCCATAGTACAGGTAATGATTCTATAGTTTCCCATGTAATTTCCACCCCATAAATTTTATTGAGTATGTTTATAAATCTATGGATATGCTTAGGTTTTGTGTCTACTGGAAGTGTTAGCCCAATCGTTTTATTGTCGAGACGTAAAATAGCTACAATCCCATTTAATAATATATCTTTACAATAAGAACCAAGACGATAAGTGATATTTCCAGATTCTGTATCTTTTACATATATAGATACTCTGGTATTAGTGTAAGTGGGCTTAATCATCATAATCCTCATCTTCTTCATCCCAATCATCTTCATCTTCTGGGCAATTTGTATCAGGATGTATAGTATTTGGCATAAGCTCAACCAGGGTTTTAAAGAAAATATCATAGGCTTCTTTGGTTTCAAAAACTGTTCCTGCAAATAGAAAATCTGGAGTAAAGTACATTTTATCAAATGTTTTTCTATATTTAATATAGTATTTAATAGCTTCCACAATAAAACTTTTTGGAGGAAACTTAAGTAAATAAGTCCCTATTCCATTTGAGGCTTGGTTTCCAAAGGCTAAGACAACACTACAGAAACTTTTTCTATGCTCCACTGCATGAAGCATCATTGTAGTTAGGAAAACTTGATTTTTACTAATACCATAGGTACCATGGTCAATATCTCCCATTCCCATAGTAATCATGGATTGATGGGAAACTGTACTTATACTTGGATATTTTAGTACAAAAGTTATAAGGGATATGATGTTTGGTGTAACCAATTTACCTTTAAGTGTAATTCCATTAAAGTTTCTTTCTTGGATAACTCTTGATTCCCATATATGACTGGCACCAGTGTAGTTAAAACCAAGAATCTGCCTCACTTTCTTTTTTACATTTTCTGGTGTCCCATTTTTGTACATTGGTGATACACCAATGAAGACTGAGCACTCGCTTACAATTTGATGGGAGTTTGGTATTGCATCATAGGCTTGTGCGTAAGTTGCATATATGCTCTCTCTACATGAATCCACACTGTTTCTGACTAGGACGATCTTTTTCTCTGATCGTCCATCATATAGGGCTGCACAAAATTGAGAGATTGAAGTTGTATTTCCTATTTGTCCATTAGTTCTCTTTGATGCCAGAATCTGCATTCCAACGCGGTCTTTCATATTATTTTCCTTTTCTAATCATTATCTGAATGAGTATATGTTGTGGAAGTGCCATCAGTTGCTGTAGTTGTTGAGAACCCACTACTAGTTCTAACTTGTGGGGGTGAATAATAGGGCTGAGTGGGTGCTTGCACATGAAGTGTATCTCCTTCAGCCATTCTTACATCACCGCCTCTCACTCTTATAACATCAGGAGTAGCCATTCCCATAGCATGTTCTTCCCTAAGTTTCTCAGAGAAAGTCAGTTTTTTACCGTCCAAAGCATTTTTACTAATAGACGGTATAACCCATTCAAAATCTTTTTCTAATTCTTTTACATACTTTTTCAATTTAGCCATATCTTTATTAAATTGTGTCGTATTTTTAGATTCAAACTCCAGCTTCATACTATTTATTTTTGGATAGGAATCCCGATTGGCAGTAATAATTGCTTGTTTAATTCGTAGGCTTAGATCACCAAATCTTTTCTTAACATCATTTCCAGATGGAGTCATAGAAAGAATATAATCACCTAGTGGATTTAGCATCTCTCTACCCATCTTTCTACTATCTCTAAGAAAGACCTAAAAGTGGATAGCATTTCTGGGTGAAACTGTGTTGTTATAATTCTTTTATTAATTGTTGCTTCAACAATCTCACCAAACACCCCCAATACCCATGTACTAAAGCTTGGATCAGTGTATCCTTGATGATGCAAACTATTTACTCCATCTGAGTATAAGTCCACAATCTCTTTTCCAGCTTCTGCAAATGGGTATGATCTGTCTATCGGTGGTACTTCCCAATCAACGTTATGGTGATATCCATGATGTCTATATTCTTCTTGATTAATGTCCTGGACTAGTCTAGTTCCTTTAAGCCCAGCAATTAGTTGGTGTCCTCTACAAATACCAAGCATATGTTTATTTAATCTAGAAGCATAATTAAAGACATTTTTTTCCGTGTTATCTCTTTTCATGTTGGTTCCACTTGTGTAGGTAGCTCGATGCCCATAAATGGATGGGCTTATATCTTCTCCACCAGTAAACACCACTAAATCAGCCCATGCGATATCATCTCGTGATTCAATTACTTTTACATCTTCCCATGTATTTAGGAAGTTGGTATGCAATGTTGGATATGCGATCCCGATTTTCATTTTTTATACTCCTTTTTTAGCCTCTAAATTTAAAAATACCAATATTTAATCCCATTTTGGATAATATTTCAGTATCAAAATTATACTGACTTCTGATATTTGCTCTGTACCAACGTAAATTATCCACATTGAGGGGTGAATTTTTTATTGCATTACAGCAACCATTTATTCTTGGGCCCAAATCACCTCTTGGGATTGAATGCGGAGAGGCCTTTAGCAGTCTGTATGCAAAGCCTGTAAATAAGCAGTCAACCCGTATAACCATATCTATCCTCAGCATATGGGCAATAAGGTCTTCTGGAGTTGTGGGAAACGTGCTAACTTCTAAACATAACATCAGAAGTATAAAACTGTATGAAAATTGCCCAGCCCATCCTTTGTATGGATTAATTTTAACTTTTACACCATTAGCTATGCTTTTATCTCGTTCTACACTAACTCCCCATCCATCTGCTGAAAATAACTCCTCAATCATATTGGTTGTTTTCACTGAAGCAATATACTCTGTTGCGGAGATATAAATCCAAAAATCCCTTGTGCCGTATAATTCTTTATGGCCATCAAGCATCCTTGTAAACTTCCTGATTCCATATAGGAGTGATTCCCTACAGGAATAATCCACATCATACGTGAATGACATATCCCTCATAAATCTTGAGAATGGGACAGTATTCCCACAGTAGTTACCATAACTTTTACTTGGACAATCCACCAAGCCCTTGTATACAATTTTTAAACTGCAATTCATTATTTTCTCCTATTGTAGATATTTTTCCAATTGTTTCAAAATAACATTTGATTTTTCAGCATTACAGCTTTTTATTGCAGAGAATGTTGGAAATTCAAACTTCTCCAATACACTTTTACCATCTGGGCTATTGAATAAGATTACTGCTGTATCAATCCATTTAAATAGTAATTCAAATGTACTCTTTTCAAAGGTAAGCCACTCATTGGATGGTGAACGGTATTCAACACCTTTTGTTCCATTTCCATAACTCTGCCTTCTGAATCTTCCGGGATTACCATATAGTTCGCCACGTACCTTCGTTAACTCAGGGAATTTAGTATTAGCGTTACAGAAGTTTCCAGCTGTAAGTGCTAATAATTTAGTAATCACTCTTGGATATTCTACAGCCTCTCCGATATCGGAGAGATGAATATGACCACCACCATATCTATATGGATGGCTTGTAGCATCTATGGTATTACAGTCGTATACATCGAATGCATCTTCATCTGGGTCACAGCCAAAGATAACAGATGTCGCAAACCGTTCATCCATCATATTCTCTTGAGTACAGAATCTCTGATAATCAAAGTTTACAACTGGGATAACTTCACACTTCAGCCCAGCCTCCAGTTCTACTGTGGCTAAAGCGTCTAAAACAATTTCTCTCATTTCATTTGGATCAGTGTGTGGTCTTTTCAAATTAACTTCTAACGCTACACCATCACCAATAACTTTATAGTCTTTTCCTTCAAAATACAATGGGTGTCTTACATCTTCATCCATTGGTTTAATCTTGCCCTCTCGTTCTAGTGAGATGGGAATATCACAGAACGGAATATCTTTAATAAAATTTTCATCATAACTACTTGGAATTACTTCAGTAGAGATAAACACTTCTGGGTCAGTTCCATACTTTGTCATTTGTTTTTCCTTTTATTTAATTACCAGTTTACAAGTTTTGAGAATTACAAGTACGTTCTTTTTCTTGTATGATTTAAACTCTTCTTTAGCACATTTTTCACAGTATACTCCACCACATTCTGGAATATACAGCTTATCAGCTGGGAATGTTTCTCCACAGTGCATACACTTACCGACAACTTCTTCTGGCTCAATGACTCTATCGCAGTTTACACAATAGAACGCCCTGGCATTTGCTGCACCTTTATTGAAGTTTAGTTTAATAAGACTTGTTCTTAGCTCTGAATAACCAATTCCAAACGAAGCTACCGTGGATATATTTTGGGCAATATCAATAGTGATACTACCACCACATTTTGCATGGTATAACATTAGTCTACTCCTATGATCGTATATAAAGCTATTGCCGCATCATTGAAGGTGCTATAAACCTTTTCAAATGTGGCTGGGTCATTAGTACTAATTTTTATGTATAGCCGTCCTTTTCTAACAGCCATTGATTCCACTTTATCCAATTCTATGTCATTAATAACTGTTGGAATTTCAGCTCCTTCTCCCAATTTTGTTTTTAGGAGTTCTGATAATTTCATGGAAGTACTATATGTCAATACATTCGTTTCTGCCTTTCTTTTATCTTTCACAAGTTTTCTTGCAATTTTTGCACCAATTTTCCCAAGTTTTTTACTTTCTTTTGGATTCTTTGTTAATTTTTTCCTTGGATATAACACTGGTTCTGCCAGTTTTATTGTAAGTACTGTTTTATCTTCCATTCCTCCCAATTTCCTTATGATACCAAATACAACTCCAGATCCGAATTCAGTTTCCTTTTGGGGTATCATAAGCCCAGCAGACATATAGATTATTTTTAACATGGCAAATATATTTGTTTTCCTGCTGTCATTAACAATAGCAGTATCCTTAAAAAAGAATATACGTGGTGATTCTTCCAGCATATCTGATCCCAAATCATAGAAAACCTCACATTTTTTAACCCCTATACTGAGTGGGGTTTTGTCTGTAAAATCATATAGCTTAGTTCCGTATTTATCAACTAATAGCATATGCCCAATAAATTTAGAATACTCATTATTCTTATAAGCCATCTCAATATATCCTGCCTCAACTGGGGCTGTAGATGGTTTATAAAGACGTAGGTCATCTTTTTCTATTTCTATTAGGAATGTAATATTAGGATCAACTTCCAGCTGGTAAACAGTTTCAAATCCTTTATCTTTTAAAACCGCAGATATTTCTTTAAAAGCTGGTGAGTGTAAAAGATACTTGCTGTTTGTGTTGTAATTAAAAATTTGTTTCATTGTACCTCCAAATAATTCTTAATATTTTTTGACTAAAACTCTTCCACGTGAGGAAATTTTAATATACCCATTGGCTATTAGTTCTGGCTCTAAACGTAACAATGAGCTTTTCGATAACCCAGTGCTATTTTCTAATAAAGTAAGACTAGCCATTCCACCTAGAGAATCTAACTTGTCAAGATATATTCTATCATTCTGGTTTAAGCCTCCGTATATATTTAGTATATCTTCCATTACATCTTTTAACATTCTTACAGATGTAAGTTTTACTTCCCGATTAACATATAGCAATCGTTCTGCTAATACTTTCAATTCCCGTGGATTACTCTTACAAGAATCAATTATAGTTGGATACAACTCTTTACTTAGTTCGTCTCCAATGATATCTCCAAGGATATTATATAAATCTCCTTCTGTATAAGCCTCAAAGATTAATGGAATACACCTGTTTAATAGCGGTTCTTTTAAATCACCACTTTCATTTGTGGCTAAGAGCATTGTGTAGTCCCCTCTATCCATAATCTCATATAAAGCTTCTGGATATTTTAATTCATGTACTTCATCAAAAAGATGGTGTCTTTTTCCGAAGTCAAAATTAAAATCAGGTGGTCCACTTACTTGAGATTGATGAATGCCCACATCACCCAATATTTTTAAACCTAGAGTTGTTTTTCCCATGCCACTCTGAGCAATCAGAGCAATGTTGATAGGGTATCCACGTATAATGTTTTTGGTTAGAATATCCACCTCCCTCATTATTCGTGTTTGCCCTCTAAAGATCATCTAGTCTCCTTTTTATCTCATCCACAAAGAGGCCAGCTGAGTTTTCATTTAGCCCTGGAGCAGAGTTTGTTTCTATCAGGATATATTTTCTTTCATTCTCCAAGAATCCTATATCCATTGCAGTAAACCCAATAGGCATTACTTCACAAATTCTATCAACAAACTGAACCAATTTTACAAATGGATTCATATTATTTCTAATAGAAAAGTGGTATCCATTATCCATATTCCTAATTGGGTAATCTTCTGGTTCTTCACCAGAGTATACCTTCTTAAAGAGTTTTACAATTTGGTTATTCACAACGTGAACCCGATATTCCCTTGAGATATTTAAGAATGGTGTCCAGAAGCTTCCTTTTTGGTCGCAGAAGGACTCAAACTCTTTTGTTGTTTCACAGATATAAATCCCTCTTCCTTTAAACCCACTTAGAGTTGTTCTAACCATTACTGGATAATCTTCTGGATCTTTAGTCATTTGGTAGAACTGTGGAGTTACTACTCCAGCCTCTGTAAATGTTTTTGACATAATCATTTTATTTCCAGAAGCTTCAATAAATTTACGAGTATTAAAATTTAAATCAACAGCATTATTTCTAATCCCAATACTACCTTTATGACCATATCTAATAAATGGGCCATTTAGGTCTTCACACTCACCTGCAAGTGTGGTTGTAACTCCAGCATTATTCAAAGCATCCCGAAGGATTCTTGCTGATGGCTTAAATTTAGATAAATATAGTATCTGCACTCTGGCCTCCATATAATTCGTCTACTTCATTTAGCATATATGGATACTGTAAATTAGTCAGGTTACAATCTCCATATAAAAATGCATTTATCTTATCTTGTGAGTTTAATTTCTGAAGCTCATCCAAAACAAGAGTAAGTTTTTCCACGTCTTCTTTCCTCATTCCAAAGAGGGGTGTATTCAATACAACTTTTGCCACCATATCTAGTTCAGCAAGACTTAATCCAGTGTCCCGTATAAAGTCAACACAGTAATCAATTAACTTCTTAGCCCCAGTTGGTGGAGCATACTGCCAACTTGATGCTGGAGCTATATATGTACTCTCTTTGTAAGTAGAGTGATAGTAAGTTGCTGTGGTTTCTTTTATTTTTCCTACCTCCTTTACGTCATATCCATCAATAATAGAAATTGTTTCTGCGGGAATTTCTTCTATTTTCGGAAAGTCTTCTACTTTTAATCCATAAGTGTTTAGTATATTTATGGTAAGAACTAGCCCACGTTTTAGAGATTCTTTTTCTGTGTTTATAATTAGTATTGTTTCTTCCCCAGCGGTGATAAGTGCTTTGTACAATGTGGCTTTTCCTCTGACAATAAAATGTTTTTGGACAGTCTTATCAAATATAATAAAAGCGAATTTACCATTAAACTTTCGCATTGCAAGCTGTACACTGGTCACCATATTGCCATTATAAACACTTTGGAGATAAGTTGCAAATACATCAGAGTCTATCATACTTTTTACTTCTGGTCTTGTTGCTTCAAAAGCAGTCTCATCTACAATTTTATCCCATGTTAGTGTTCCATTGTGGGCAAGAGTAAAGTCTTCTTTATCAAATGGATGGGAGAAAGAGTTTTTAACATCTTTCTTTCCTCTAAAGCTTGTGGCTTTCCTAACATGCCCAATATACTCAGTGGCATTCATTTTTGTAAGGATTCTATGTAAATTTGTGATGTTTGATGCCACTCCATCACTAACAAAGAGACTATTATTAGCATATGCACCATAACCATCCTGGTGCTCAGTTATTGAATCAATGTACATCTGTAAATAGGTAATTGTCGCTGCAATTTTTGGATCTTTACTCTTTACAAATATTAATTGGCACATATGTTATTCTCCTTCTTCTAGTGGTCTAGAGACGTTATCTTCCAGATACTGACTTCCACGATTTATATGATGGATATCAGCTATTTCAAACCGAGATACGTTTGTTACAATCTTTGGTTGATATCTGTTAAAGTTATATCTTGTATCCCTATTTAGATGGCTATAGATATACCCCTCTTCCAATACAACTTCTTTACTGCGGTTAAAGATAGTCCGAAGTGTTTTGGATTCTGATATATCTAGTAACTCAATCATATTTTCAAAGCGTTCTTCCTGATTACCATTAGAAATAAATACTGAGTTCATTTCCAAATTTTCTGGTAATTCTTTCAAAATTGTTCTTGAGAAAGATTGGCAGAGATCAATGATTGCCAAGATAAATTGAGGATTCAAATTTTTATTGAACACTCTGAATTCCAGAGTACCATGGTATAACAAACTATATAGATTTAACCATGTGTACCTAACTGGGTGATATCTTGATACCTGACTATTAGTTATATTTATACCTCCATATCTATTCCAGAACCCAGATGTGGTTCTAGACCTTAATAAATCTTCAATGTTAAATAATTGGAATACACCGTTTCTGCCTTCAGCACACTGCGGTCCCCAAAGAGTAATTGGTCTACAGAATTGACTATTGTTTACTTTCAATCCTCTGAAAGTAGACCCCATACCGCCAATTCTAAAAAACAAATCTTCTAAATGTCCACCTAAAATCATGATATTCTTTAGAATTTGTAAGTTCCAGGGAATATTTACGTGGACATGGGTTGATGCTCTAAATGATTCTAAGGGCTCTCCATTCATAATTAAGATATTAGTTACTTCTTTTAGGTGGGAAAGAAGATCAAAGTTTCCTTCTATCACCATAGGAATTGATACTAACTCAGTACCAATTGTAGAAGTACCTACATTGGGGATTCTACCTCCCCCAGTTACAACAATAGGAATATTACCAAACACTGGGGAATTGCTTTCAATAGATGCATCATGCACCATTGAAAATAATGCTGGATTGACTTCGTTTTGTAGTTTCCGTTGAGAGAGATTCTCAACTTCTATCTCCAAACCGATAGTATCAATCGTTGGATATTTCATTGATCCCATAAACTACTCCTTTAAAATATAGGAAATATTGCCACAGAGTCAAACTTTTTTCTGTCTAATATTATATCAATAGTACAACAATATTCACCATCAGACTCTATATCTATCTCTAAATATGTTTTTCCATATACATTATTAGTTACGTAAAAGGATAGAATCTTTACACCGTCAACACATATAAATGGTAAAATATCTTTTACATCCATTGTGGTGTTTAACTTGCTCATTAGGAAGGATAATTTTTTTTGTAATATATCCATTTTATCCTACAAATCCATGTGACCTATATATAAACTCCAGTGAGTATAAGCCATTATCATTTTTTATTATTTTATAACAATTCTCGAAACGTTTTTTGGTATATAGTATTTTTCCACTCCCATTTTTATTTATCTCCAATTTTTTAATGGAATCAATGTCCAATGTTTGGAGAATACTAATAACACCTGTGTAATATCTATTAGTAGGGATTGCCATATTTTATCCTCCAAATGTGGATCTATCTACAGCAATTTGATTTCTTAAGGCTGCTATAGTTGGGTAGTTCATAACATTTAAGTTAAGTGGTGCTATTAGGTTTGATTGGTACAAGATATTAATTCTAAACCCATATGAAACAAAAGTTATTCTTTGTAATATTGGGGATAATTTAGCTATTCCAATCACTTCTGATTGAACTGGCATTATCCTTAGTATGTGTGATATGGAGGTGGTTCTCCTACACAGATTTGTAAAGAATACTTTTTGAATTGGTGGTAACATATATGGTACCTCCTTTTTTACTGTTTATCCAATATCCATGCTCACTCTTTCTGCCAATTTTTCATTTGTTGAAAATGTATATATTGTAATTAATGGGGAGTAATTACTTTTTTGGCTAAATGTAGCCTCTATTCTAGATTTGTTCATGGTAAAAATAACTTTTTCTCTAGTCTTACTTATTTTTTTTATCCCAATAATTTTAGACTCTTTTGGAATTCTTTTTAATAGCAAAGTTAAATTTTCACTATCCGCACATATAATATAAAGAGCTTCTTCTTCTTTGGTATATCCCATATTACCTCCTTTCTTAGAAAATCATACCAAAAAGCTCATATGTAAAATATATTGCACATCCTATTAAAATACCAAAAAAGAGAATTATACCTATTTCTGGATAGGCTAGATTTAACCAGATAAGACCAGAGATACCAGAAAATAGACCAAGTACAACCACAATTGCATATATCATTCGTTTCTTCTTATTCATCGTTATTCCTCCTTTATATACACCACATAATTTTTGCTCACATACTCACCAATTCCGTGGGCTGTAAGCTCAACGTGGGTTATAACCAAATACATAAAAAATAAGAGCCGTATCTCGGTACCGACATGGCTCCAATTTTATCATAATTATATATTTTATCATATATATCTATATTATTTCATGGGTTACTTAGCTCCTTTCACATAGCCGACCTTTTTTCCATGCTCATTAGAATAAAAGATTGGTCTGTTTTTTACATCGCATAATACGTATTTTCCCATAATACATATTAAGCTAAAATTCCTACCATTTAGTACAACGATTGGTGGTTTTTCATATACAATTCCAACCAAACCAAAGTAAATGCTGGCTTGCATTGACAATTCCCCATATAGTAATTCATCTTTGGATTTCTTCTCCCTTCTAATTTCGGAAACTACTTTTGAGTTCTCTCCACGAGACTTTTCAAATTTGGTCATTCTTTCCATAACTTGGGTAACATCCCCAGAATTTACCTCTCTGCAACCGAAGATGGTTCCAATCTTTGTATATTCATTTACTGGGATTGCCTTCTCTACCAGTTTTCTTTCCCTATTGGTCAGACATTTACCACATACTTGTCTGGCTGCTTTGTTTTCTTCCACTATATTATAGAAGGCTGGCTTACCACACTTACATAACGTGGGATAAATCCTGGAGACCCTCATTTCAAATCCTCTGGTTCAGCGGCATCTTTGATAGCAGTTACCATTACATTTTGTAAGTCTCCAATATTATCACAATACCCAAGAGTTAGCACAATTACTGCATAATCCGCAGCTTTCTGAGCCCATTCTTCGCTTGGTAAATCACAGAGTTTAACATCGTAATCATTGTAAAATTCTAATGATAACTCTAATCCATCTAACAAGAATGTATATTTCCCACTTATAACGTATTGTTTATTTTTATCCATTATATTATCCATTCCTCACAAACAGGTGAGCGGTTTGTTTGTTACATTCCAGTTTTGAGGCTATTTTTCTCATAGAAGAAATACCAGAGATTTTACTAATTGCACTTATGGTCTCTCCTGCCGCTAATTGGCTTGGAGAAATTACAATTCCAAAAACTCCTTGCAAATTTAGGACAGCTACACGGAAATTTTGCCCCTCTCTCATTAAATAAAATGTATTTGGATTTAGGGTCTTAGCAGACACAATCCAATTAGTATCCAGTTGTATCATTTTCTTATATGCCTCCATAATCTCTTTAAGCCCTCACCTAAGTAGAACCAGGCTAAAGTAACTTCTACAATTAACATGGTGCATTTTAAATCATCCATATCTTTTTGCATTTTAACTTGTTTACGCACATATACCATAAGCTTACTTGTATCTTCAAAATAGCCAAATTGTCTAAATTTTAACAATGAAATAATATATTCATACACAAGTGGTGCCCATAACATATTTGGCACTCCACAGAATTTACTTTCACCATTAATTACCACAGTTACTCTTTTACTTCCTATATCATATCTGCCGTGAACGTTGACTTCCTCAGATATACCATTATCCAGTTGTATCATTCTGTTTATCCATTCCATATGCCATAGTTGCTATTACAACAATTGGCCAGAGAGTTCCAATAAGTGCCCAAACTAGCACACTAAATATTAGTAGCCCAATATCAATATTACCATCAGTTTTATTATTATATGTAATGCTCCAAAATACCATTCTTATTACAAAAATAAGAAATCCAACTAGATAAACTCCAATAAGTACCTTCATTATATTCCTCCTATCTATGGTTGCTTACTGTGTATAACATTGTTACGAATGCCCATATCGGCCAAGTAAGGCCAGCAAGTGACCAAACTACTATACTTGATATTATCACCCAAAGATTGGGTTTAGTACCTTTTAGAGTTGCTACAGTTATGGTAACCATAAAAGATACCCCAATACTAACATATGCTAAAAGAAATAGATTCATTATTAACACCAATCACCTTCAAAGAACTTCGGACAGTGGATTGGTCGTTCTACATCAAAGAATAAGCCAGTTTTTGCTACTCTAAGATTAATAATGCACATTCCATGGTTCTTAGTGAATTTTATAATGTTTTCTACTGACCCTCTTATAATTAATTCGCCTTCCCAATTTGAGTAAATGTCAACTATTCCCAAATGTGTTCTTGGAAAATTTTTCAAGAATGCTTGACTGCGGTAATCGCTGTGTAAGTAGATTATACTGGTTCTTTTCAGTGTGTTTCCTCCGTATGAGGCTCTCCATGTACTTCCATCTAAACCTCCCATTTCAATGAGGTCTTTGAGTTTGGCTTTTGAAGTATCTTCTGTATCTTCAAAAAAGGACTTGGCTTCCCGTAATTTCTCATTTGCAAGCCCAACTGGTTTTACAATGTCTTCAATTTTCTTAAGTATTCCACTCATTTTACACTCCAATCCAAAACATATAATCAGATATATAATATCCAATAATATAACTAAGTATCATAAATAATATTATGATAAGTAAAGTCCACAATTTCTTTCTATATTTGTGGTTGTTCATTGAACCATCCCATTAACCATAATCCGTACTAGGATTGATGATAATAGGAATCCAAAAGTAAATAGTAATAGACATACAAATAGATATGCCAATATTTCTGCTACTTTATTCCATCTTTGTTTTCGTAAATTTTTTCTATATTTGCTAGTCATGAGAATAACCTCCAAAGTGTACTTCCTACTATTACACCAATAGTGAATGATAATAGGATTATAATTGTTATTAAACGTCCAGTCACTATTTCTTTTCTATTCATTTTGTTTTCCATTTCCATACTACTTGAATTGGAATAATTACTAACATACTAACCCCAATCCAAAAGTAACCTAATAAGATTATTACTATACTTACCACCAAAGCACATGCTGTGGTTATGTTCAATTCATCCATGTTTATCCTCCATGAGAACCACAGTAGTGGTCTCATTCTTAGCTATTATAACTCCAGGAAGAACCTCTGGGGCTTTCAGTCTAAACTGAATTACAGTATCCCCATTCTCAATGGTTACTTCTACTAACTCAGCTTTCTGATTAACACCAAAGCTAAGTAACCTAAGAATAGTCTCTTCTGATAAATCTGTCATTACCACCAAACCTTTATAACTTCCCATTCTTTTGTTGGAATATGTATATCTTGGCAAGTCATCTTACTAGTCACTATTTTTGGTGGAAAATTATGTTCAATCATCGCCAACATTAATGACGATGGAGAGTAATCACCATCACATTCACAAGAAATTGGAAGACTATTCTCATTATGCTTAATTGTTTTTCCACACGCTCTGCATATTGCAACGTATGGAGAATGATAACTTCCAGATGAAATACTATCCTCTTCATTTGTTACAATAGCCTCTTCCACAAATCCATTGTATTCAATTTTAACCAATTTAGCCATTATTTTCCTCCTTAACTGATATGTGGTGTTTCTGACATGCACTAATAGTAATTTCCACTTCACCATAAATACCATTTTTGAGGATTGCTTTCATCAAGTCTGATGGATTATAATAACCATTGCAATTACATGCTTCTGGATATTCTGGATCAACGTACTTTATTTTCTTTCCACAAGCTGGACATAATTCCTTCTTAACACTATTGTGACTACCAGATACAAGCTTTCCAATGTTACTTACAATTGCATCTTCTTCAACCTTGCCATCATTATAACAAATATTAATTAGTGTTGCCATTTTATTTCTCCTAAGTAAGTCAAATTCCCACTGTAGCCTCTACGTGGGAGTAAGTAATTATTTACTCACTATAATATATACAATCCTCCGAAATTGTATATACTAACTAAACAAATAATCTGGACATTTACAAACTAATAAGAATTCCAATGATACGTATAGTTTCTAAAGCCATCCCGATAGCTGGAATTATTGATATTACAAGTGCTACTAATAACAACACAAGGAATATAAACCATAGCATCTTCATACCTCCTCCTCTGGGTAGTTAGTTATAATTTCCACTTTACTAATGAAGCCAAACTTACCAGGCTCAATAAGTATTATACTGCCGTCTACTAATTGAAAACCAGCAAATCCAAAAAATTCGTCTATTTCGTGTTTAAATACTTGTAACTCTGATACAATAATCTCAACTGCTTTCCGTAGAGATTTACCAATTACTTCCACTCCTTCAATCTTGAAAGATACTTTCTCAGTTACCATAGCCATTATATTATCCTATCCTATACTTATCTAATAAGTACATATGCCAGTTGGTAAACCTTTCAGAGCTGTACATTTTACCACAACCAGCTAAATGTATTGCCATCTTAAAGATAGCTTGCCGTATAATATTTCTACGGTCTTTATATGTCTGGGGCTTCATAGCCCTAAACAAGAAATATAAATCCACCTTTTCTTTGCTTGCTATCTCACCAACCAATTCGGTGAGTAATTCCATAGTTAGTTCCATAACTTACTCCTTATATATACAGGTGGTGCTTAGTCATTACGAAGGCTAAGTTTTTTCTCAATCACACGTTCCAGTCCTTTGATGACAATAATCAATTGGCATAAATACACACGCCTATTCCTCATGGCAGTAGTACCTTTCCCTTGAATCTTAATGGTTTGCCATAAGTCAACATCTTCGGCAGCGTAGTCTTCTTTTTTATCTCTAACATGGAGCAAAATTTCTTTCAAATCTGAGGTTTCAATATTATTCAGTACCGCTTGCAAAGCCTCTTTAAAACGTTTATCAGACTGTAATATCTCCAAAGTGGTCAATAGTGTTTTATTCATTATAGTATCCCTTTATATAGGTGGCTCAGTTACTCAGCTATACTACTAAGTGAACAGGTAAGTGAACAATTCCACTTAACTTTCGATTAGTTGTACAGTACGAATAATTGAACAAACATCCCTCAATTCCATAGTCGTAAGGTGAACAGTGGTTATAATAAACAGTCTGCTCATTCTTAGAATTGTTGTTCTATAATCTATATGCTCCTGGGTTTGTTTACCTATTTGTTAAATACAAAAATCCCTTACATTATGTAAGGGATATTATTCTATTTACTTACAATCTACATTGAAGGAAGTGTTTCCTCTTTAGGTTCACTACTAACAATATTTCCTAATAGATCAGGAACATCACGTAAAGCAGAGGAAGTAGTACTCGTTGTCTCTAATGCCTGTGCAATAATGCGCGGGTGTTCACGTTCAAAAGTATCTTTTGTTTCAAGTATTAATTCAGTCGCCGCTAGTTTATCAAGTATATCTTGTACACTGATAAATACTTTGTAGAATTTACTTGAGGATTTGAATTGTCCTACAAAGAAGCAGGACTGCGAGATATTATTATCAACGAATTGTTTTAATAGACGCTTAGTAAATTGTCCTGTTGAAACACTTTGGGTTTTATTCCCTACTGTCTCATAAAGAGAATAGGATATGCTCTTAATCGTAGCATCTGAGACATTTGCAATAGCTTTGTAATCACGTAACCTATCAAAAGTTTTTTCTTCTTTTCCTTCCTTATTCTTTGTAACACCCGCGATATAAGCGAGGGATTGTAAAATCATTAACTTATTTACCTTGCCCGCGTCTTTAATAATTTCTGCTAATAATTCTACTCGTGTTCCGGAATGAGTAGCCTTAGCATTTAAAAAAGTGTTTACTACTTCCTGTTTTTCAACTTCTTGAGATATAACTTTGGTCTGCTTAGTCATTTATAAATTCCTTTTTCTACACTCAAAAGAAGCTCTGAGATAACTCTATTATCTCATATAATCAGCGTTTTGGGGGGAGCAATTTCCTATTATGAGGAAACTCTAATATTGTACCCCCCCTATTCAGATAAAAATTGTCGCATTACAGCTCTGTCGCAGACGGACTGTACCCCAAAGACTCCTCAAGTAGTTTTATCAATGCTTATCGGTTTCCAAAGACTCCTAACCTATTTTTCCAAATCGCTTATCGAAAGACTCCTGGACTTATCGATTCTTACTCCATAGCTGGAGAAAGTTACTCCCCCCCCCTTCTTATAGGAATAGTTACTCTTAACCACTGGGTTCTGCGTTTTCTCTCCAGATTCTAAAAATATTTTCTTGGAACCCTTATCGGAGGAAAATGGACCTCGTAGGAAGACCAATTGGAGACTTTGAATGGAAATAGGTCTCGTTATATACCTAAAAACAAAAAACCCCTAAAGAGCCTATTAATGCCCTTTAGGGATATACAGCTAATTTAATAATTAGCTTTCCTTATTCTTTTCGTTTTAGCTCTCTATTCCTATCCTATAGGGAGTCTACTGTCACTTTTAGAGATTGTATCACCTCTTCTAAGTCTGCTATGATGTCTTCTAATACTATTATTCTTAATCTTAATCTTTCTGTTTCTTTTTGGTATGGTATTAGAAGTATGTTTGCTGCTTCTACTAATTCTTTGGTAGCTGAAGCTTGTTCATGATCTGCTTGTGATCTTATTTTTCTTAGTTGTAGTAACCCTAATAAGACTGTTACAGATATTGATACTAGGGCTACTATCTCATTCCACTCCATATTTTATTCTCCCTCTATTACAATACCTGTTATTGTTGTTGAGCCATTTATAGAAGTTTTGCCTACTACGATTATATTTTTATTTACTAGTATTGCTTCTGTGTATAAAACTATTTCATCTAATTTTCCAGCTACGCATTTTTCTACTAGAGATAATAGAGTACTGCCATTTTTCAATACAGAAAATATAGTTAGATGGTTGGACTCAGTTTCAGATATTCCAAATAATTCTAAAGCCCTATCATTTATATATAGAAAGTTACCTTTACAGTCTATTACATATATACCTACTATGGTGTTTTCTATAATTGCTTTATAACGAGATTCTATTGCTAATAGTGTTTTTATTGCTGCTCTGTGATATCCATAAGTCAATCCTTTTTTAGATACCCATCTTAGAGTGTTTACTATTAAATCAGAAGCGAATATTATAATTATAAATAATGTTAAATTTAGATTAGTGTTTGAAGTTAAATCTGGGAATAAGAGAAATCCTCCCAGTAATAATCTTGGAATAGCAGAACCAATTATTGATACGTCCCTTACTGCGTATGCCTTATAGACTAGTATACCTGATAATATTATGGTTATGATGGCTAGAATTATATTCATTTATACTTTAGCCATTCTTCTGCTGCTATGTCTATAACTTTCGTAAGTCTTGATATAAAATCTAAATTTCCTTGTGGTGGTACTTCTTCTAATGGTTTTTCACTTTGAACTTGATTATATGAAAGTACTTCATATAGAAACTCTTTTGGTTTGTAATAAACCACATCTAGTACTCCATTAGAATTTACATTGTATAACCAGAATCTCCAACCGTTACCACCATCGTAAGGTAAGGATGGTGAGTCACTATCTTTTGGATAGCCATCTTCATTTAGACCCCCAACAAAGGTCGCAGTAGACACTCCATCATTTTCATTTATGTAAGCGAACAATGCTTCTCTAGATTCCATTGAGCCACTGTGTGCTACTATTGGATTTTGATTCATGTATAGAAAAGTTTTTAGTCCAGTGAGTTTTCTAATTCTAGATAACAGATGTCTACCCGTTTGAACAATCCATTGAGCAGTAATTGTACCACCTGTATCCATATAAACTTTAGAACTATCAACCATAATTCCATTTACTGCTATATTCACACCACCTGACTGTACTCCATTTACAATATCTAGTAAACATTTGTTGTGGTCGTCTCCCCAACTGTTTGGATTGAGCCCCATTTCGACCATTGTTTCTGGATCATTTTCATAGAATAAAATGAATGGTACACCATTATCATAGCATTTTTGTACATTTTTGTGTAAAAAACTACCATATTTGCATATAGCAAAATCGGCACTTTTTAAGTCCTCTTCTGTTAGTTCGTATTCTTTATTTACCCAAATGCCTTTTGCATTCATTGTTATACTCCTTAGCCTATTTTTTATGAATAAAATGATTTTCTACGCTTCCAAAAGTCCTATGAAAATCTAACAGTCTCCATAATATTAAATTTCTACCGTCACAGGAAAGTTAATGTCAGCCTGCATCTTCACCACTGCCGATTCGCTCTCGGTGGTTCTGGCAATCCGTTCGTCAGCAAAGAACAGAGCCTTATAAACCGCCACTCTTTGTGCCAATGTTCCACTCGCGGCGTTGACTTCGGCGGCATCCAACACAACTGTGAAATGCCCGATAACCGCATCTTCCTCGTTCAGCACGAAGGTGTCACAGTTTACTTTCCCGTTCGATTGTTCTTCTATGCTTTGTACTTTAAATTTCGCCATGTAATTATCTCCTATCCGAACACTGCATCTGATTGACTTGTTCCACTGTTGTTTGAACCTGCATAAATTGTATCTGGAATATTCGCACCAAAATCAATTCCAGCAGCAGGGGTAACGGTCAATTTTATATCACCATCAACCGACAGTGTAATTTGGCTAGATGAATACTGAATTTCTACTGAATATTCTGTTCCAGCAACTGTGTTGGCTGTCAAAGAAGTGTTTGTTGATACTCCGTCAACATTTATAAGCAATCTCAATTTCCCAAGTGTAAGCCAATACGTAGAAATATAATTATTTGCATCTTTATAAATATTTGCTACATACGCATCGGAATTAAAATCTCTTGTGTCAGCCGTATCATGTCGAGGCGTATACGGGAACCTAATCTTCCCACTCGTTGCCCCCAAACTGCCCGCAGGAATCGGCTGGGTGAGGGTGTCACGTCCATCGACCCGAAGCCCCGTGCCTTCCGTGCTGTTGGCTTCTGAGGCGGCTACTGCTGTGATCTCAACGTCTGAAAGGGGGGTGACTGATATGTCATCGACAAGGAAATTTGCGGCTCCACCGGATGAGCGAATAAGAAGCTCTCTGTTTGCTGTGGAAAATAAAATATAACTATATTTTGTCCATACACCCACTGGAGGAGTGACAGTTGCATTAAAATAAGCTAGAGCGGCATCCGAAATTTGAACAGAACCAGACGTTCCGTATAAATTGAGTTCTAGAAGATACCATTTATCAGAGGCCAATAAACTCGTAGCACTTCTTATTCCTTTGCCTGTCGCAGATACATTTATTTGTTGTGATTTGCTTCCGCTGTGGGCGGTTGCGCTTTCATCAAGTGTGTCTGTTCCGTCTGTAAGGATGTCAAAAGCATTCCACCCTGGCGCAACATTGACAGTCCCACCACCGCCAGCGCTCTCGTCATCGTATGTGCCTTCCATGCCACCGTTGACAACGCTATTTGGCAATACCATAACCTGATGGAAATAAACCTCACCACTAGCAGCGGCGTTTACAACCTTGACCCGCATAGTCGTACAACCGGCGGGGACTTCGCCTGTAAACTCGTATTGAGTCGTCCCAAATGCTTCAGCTGCAACGCCCGTAATCGAGCCAATCTCAGCTGTGTTGTCCTGATCGTAGAGGATAACTTTAGGCTGTGATACAAGCCCATCGCTCCCAACAACTGCCCGAATGGAGTAGTCATCGCCAGCGGTAACCGTGATGTCCTCGTACAGCCCTTCATTGGCGGCATCTGAGCCTAACACGTAGCCCCAATTATAAATCCTACTTCCTGGAGCATCGGTAGCCATATCCGCTACCGTGTTCCATGTTCCATTCGAGATTGTGCCATCACGAGCGGCGGTTCCTTCTGCGTTGTCGAGGGTTGTTCCTGTGCCTTCGTCCATGTTGAGCAGTAGAAGCGTATTGCCATCGGTGGCAACGGTTGAGGTTCGTGGTGGGGGGGTGAAGTCTGCTCCGCCATGTGAATAACGGTCGTTGTCTGAGATGCGAGCCATTGACATTGCACCGTCAAAGGTTCTATCCCCAGCAGAGCGATTTCCAATATACAGATTATCGCTTGCATCAGTAACAATCGCATCTACCCCAGCAGTTTGTGTGCTGTAAGTAGCTGCCCAAACACCATCAACGGAAATATATATTTTTCTATCACCAGCATCATCAAAAAACACGGCGATGTGATGATGTTCGTTATCTGTTTTAAGGTTATTTATTATTATTGATAATGCGTTTGTCGTGGCACAAAAAACACTTACTTGTATTGTGTTAGCGTCAAGACTATACAATATATTCCAACCATCACCTTTATCAGCAATTCGCTTAAACCCGCTTTCTCCACTTGGTCTAAGCCACGTTTCAAATGTAAACGCAGCATCAGCCAAATCGTTCAGTCCCGCTTCTTTGCCACAATTCACGCTGGTATCTTCCCCGTTGAAAGCCAGCGATGTTGGGATGATTGGCGTGCCTTCGTCAGCCCACTTCGATTCCCATGTGCCGTTGCTAAGGGTTGCGTTTTGAGCGTTGGTGGAAGTGTCGGTAATCGTTGTGCCTGTTCCTTCGTTCATCGCAAATAGGCGAACCGTATTACCATCGTTAGCGGGTAAATTGTGAGGTGGTACAAAGTCTGTGCCATGCGAATATCTGTCGTTGTCTGAGATACGAGCGAAGGACATTGCGCCGTCAAAGGTATCTGATCCATCGCTTTTTGAGCCAATAACTAAATTTTCAGATACGTCTGAAAGTATTGCACCAACACCAGCCGTTTGACTTGCATAAGTTGCCCAAACTCCATCAATGGAAATATAAACCTTTCTATCGCCAGCATCGTCAAAGAACATTGTAACGTGATGGCATTTGCCATCTTCTAATATACCCCCATAAACCTCAGAAGCTAACCGAGTATCAGCAGACGTTGTGTCACAATAAACCAATGCTTCTACCCCGTAACTTGGATGTAATAATAAAACCCACCCAACACTAGATACATTACCTTTGTCTAAAATCCTGGCTGCCCCTTCCCCTATACTATCAGCCCTCACCCAAACCTCAGCCGTAAACGCAGCATCAGCTAGGTCATCAATACTCGCTTCACTGCCTGCATTGATACTCGTAGTCGTCCCATTGAACGCCACAATGCTGTCCTGATTCGGGCCGAGATTATCATCAAGGTTGCCAACGTTCAGCTCATTACTAGCATTAGGGAAACTATGCGCCTCACCATCGCCTGTAACAAGTTCACCAGCAACGCCAGAGGTAGGAAATGCGAAAACAATGTCTTGCCCACCGGTGATTTCTTCTGGTTTTCTAGCCATTATCTCACCTCCCAATTTGGAATTGAACTTGCATAAGTTTTCTCTATTCTTTTATATACAAGATTATTTATTAGCACTACTTTAATATCTGGGTAGGTATTTTTCATAACATCCATTTTATTTTGTGCTTTCTTTGTCATATAACCCTTAACCTCATGGTAACTAATTTCATTTTTCATATTCGTTATCTTGAAGTCAGGTAAATAATTTCCACCATCTAATTCAAAAACATCAGGCTCAAATTCCCATCCTTTTATAATATATGTTCCAATTAGTTTATTTAAATATCTCCCATAATTCGCTTCCCATGAGGAGCGAAAATATATATTATTTAAATCGGCTCGTTTTCCACCACGACCTCTTCCATGTCCAGTAAAAGAATCACTGAGGAAAAAGCAATTTCTACTACAATACTTTCCACCTTTACGATTTATTTCACTTTGAATTGTATAAAATTCCTTACCACAAGTTACACAAGTCCGTTTAATTTTATTTCTCTTAGCCTGATGTCTACACTCGTTACTACAATATCTACCTAATCCATTAGCATAATCATGAGGTCTGACTAAAAACTCCTTATCACATGATTCGCATTTAGTTGTTATTCTAGTATCCATAGCTCTGTTTGCACATTCATGAGAGCAATATTTTCTTTTGCTTGTTTGAAAATGTGGATCATATTCTTTTCCACAGTATTCGCACAGTCTAGTAGTATCAACCTTTAGAGATTCGCATGAACACTTCCTAGAACAATATTTCTGTGGTTTATGTGCCCTCTTCCACTCAAATTCTTTACCACATGTTGGGCAAACGCTTGTTGGAATATCTACAATAGATGCAAGACCATAACATTCTCGTGAACAATATTTCTGATTTTTATTTCTTCCGAGAGATTTATATTCTTTTCCACAATATTGGCATATAAGTTTCATTATACACCACCATCATATATTAGAGCTAATTCGTCACCATTTCCGACATCTGTTCCCCACTGCCCGTCGAAGAGGACACGGCGGTAAGCCGTTGTGCCTTCCATTATCCCATTGAGAGGTCGGATAAGTCCATTAGAACCAATATGAATTGTTGCACCAGGAGCCACAGCAGTTGGTTGTGTAGACATCCCAAACGTATGAGTATCATTTATAGTAATACACGCATAATTAGTACCATCTAATGCGTTATTTTGATTCCACCTAACGTTAATGCAATATGTTGTTCCCGCTACGGTAGTATGATCAGCATACATCGTTTGTCCGCCGATAGAAAACCGTATTCTTTCTTGGTCATGTTCATAGGTAAACGTTAAAACGCCACTTATAGAAACAAAATATTCGTCATCTGTTTGGGTGGCATTTCTGCTTTTTTCAGGAGTCCACCATCCAACTATACTCCCCTGATACGGGTCAAAGTTAGCATAAAAATTATCGCTAATCTGCGCCCCTCTCGGATAGCTCACAACATCAGGCACACCGCTCCCGTCAAAGTTGCCCTGAATTATAGGGGCAGTGTCAAACGGGCCGGGGGCTGTGCGCTTTGCCATCTTGGCGGTGAAGGTTGCTAGAGTTATATCAAAATTAAATTTATATATTTTTTTAGCCCCCAATAATGCCCTATTTCTACCAAAAAGTAAACTCATTTTTCACCTCAATCCTGAAGAATTCCAATTTTAACTGTTAAATTACCAGTCCCTGTGTAAGTTGGAATCCCAGTCGTGACAAGTTGTCCAAATAAACTAGTTCCAACAAGATCATATCTATTGGCTATTGGTATAATATTTGCTGAAGGTGTTCCGGCAGCACTCCAAGTACCATCAGTTGAATAGACAATTGCTATCAAGTTTTCTAAGTCTGCTACAGATGGTGCCCAAGCAGCATTATCTACCATTGCTGTAAAAGTTTGGTTGAATAACCATAATTGAAGTGTGGCATCTTGACCAGCATCATCAATAAGTAATAATTGTTTAATAACTCCACCAGCACCAGATACTCTTGCAGCATCTTCAAATTCAAGTATTCCACCTACAGCGTCAT